CTTTTTAAGATTTTCAACAATCTCTTTAACATTATTGACAATACTAGATTTCTTTTCTTTAGAAATCTTTCCAGATTTAATTTCTTTTTTAGATTTCTTCTTTGGTTCAGGATTCTTCTGCTGAACAGATGTAACTGTAAATTCCTGAGTTCTACCCTTAATTTCAACTACTTCTTTAGGCAGAGGAACAGGAAGATTGATCCAAAAAGAAATCTCATCATTAGATAGTTTTCCTTCTTTATTATCAAGTACAGTAAGAATTTGATATTTACATACTCGAATCTTAGCTGTATCGGATTCAGGAACAGAGATAATATCTTCTGGTCGAACCAGAACAAGAGCTAATATATCTCCTCCGAAATCTTTAAGATAATCATAAGAAGCTACATGAAGACCATATGAACAATCTACAGCTCTATTAGGATCTACTGCTTTAATATCCATTTTTACAACAGATCCTACTTTCTGTTGAATTTTTCCTGTATGACAATCTACAAAGATATTTTTAGAGTCTTTAGAATAATCTAAATACTTATATCCAAGGATATTACCTTCTGCTGTAATAGGCAGATCGGAATGTTCCATAAAATCAATACATGATTCAACAGAAAATTCTCTTTCTTTATTTACTTTCTTAAGTTTTTCAGTAAATAATTTAAGACCTTCAATATTCTCTGATCTAATTGCTTCTGTTATTACATGTTCTACTTTTTCAGTTTTTACATTTTTAGGTAGTTCAATTCCATAATGTGTTAATAAATCTTGAATAGATTCATCTGAAACAAATGCATTATCATCACATTCAAAGAAATTATTCTTATGAATTTCAGGAACAACAATGTTAATTAAAAAATTATTATTAACACTTGTTGAAGGAATATTAATAATCTTTCCTGTATCTGTGATTAATGTAGAATTGTTTGAACATAATACAATATTAATGATTCTCATTTTCTTCTATTCCTTAATAGTCTGTTATAAATAGCTTGAATATCTGCATGGCTTAATACTAATTTAAAATTTAAATCAGGTATCCTATATACATCTAATTTAGATAAGTAAATTCTAGTAAGAAATCTCTTAAATTCTTTAGAGAATTCAAGTTTTCTTAGTTTATCATCAATATAGTTACAGCATACAATAACTTCTTTAGGTGACATCTTCTTAAGATGCTGATTAATATCATAGTTATGATGTTTTACTTCATCTAATCCTTTATAGTTAATAAAGTGTTGTAAAGTAACAGTATATTTATTTGTATAACTATTTTTTGCTTTAATATAATCAATAAAATATTTTGGTTCTGTAATTAATTCATAAAGAAATTCTGCTTTTTCTTTAATTTCTTTTGTAATATTCTTCTTACAAAAATCTTTAATATATTCTTCAAGAGTTGGAATACCTCTTCTTTGGAACATTTCTACTTCAGATTTATGATTAGATACTACACAAGTAATTTCATTTCTAAATACATCTCCAAAATACTCACTATTGATATGATCACTATTTTTATAGAAATATTGACCTAAAACAATAGAATATTTACTAACATAACCATTGCTAGGTCTATTATCAAAATAGCAATTAATATCTTCTAATGCTACATTTTTATCTGTAGTACAAAAATCTCCATTAATTACTTGTCTTTCTTTAGTTCTTTTAACTCTTTTTTCTGGTTCAGATTCATTAGGAATATAAGTAACATTAAATCCTAATTTCTTATAATAGTTTTCTTTTGCTTCTCTATCTTTATTCTTTACAGGAATAAGATATGCAGTAACAATAGAACCTCTATCAATAAGAAAGTTAGTAATCTTATTAGTTAAATATATTGTGTTATTAAAATAAAAATAACTAAATTTTTTATTTTTATCTAATAATCTAATGCTTTTATCATAAGGATTATCTGAACTATTAAAAAGAATATATGCTTTCTTTAAATCTTTTCCAAAAATTTTAAAGAATTCACGTCTATATTTATGATCATAAGAACCATAAACATAAGCTTTCATTGCTTTATTAATACAAGATGGAAATTTTTTAAAGAAATGTTTAATATCAAGTCTGGAACCATATCTAGCTTTATCAACATACATTGAATAAAGAGTAACAATATCTTCTTTACTTAATTGTTTATATTCATAATATTTATAAAAATAAATATATTGTCTATTGTAGATATAGCTTTCTAATTTAGACCAAGACATTAATCTATAGAGATCTTTTCTACTAAATATTTCAATACATTTAAGTAAACTTTTCTTTTTATTAGTTTTAATTAAAGTATCTAATCTTTTGAAGAAACCAAATAATGTATCTATTGTTTTTTCATCATAAACAAGTCCTTCTCTTGAAGGAGCAATACTTAATGTACTAGGTTTTGCTTCAAAGATAACACTAATATCTCCTAAATCAAATTTATTAGTATCTCTATTAGGAAGAACTTTTTTAGCATCTATAGGATAAACAACATTACCATATCGAACCATAAGATATGGATCACTTGCATTTCTTTCAAAGATAGTAAATTCTTCTTCTATAGGTAATTCAATGTCTTCATTATCATTAGCTAAAATACCTCCTAATTTAATAGTATCTTCAATAAGATCATTAACTCTATTTTCACTATGTTCCTCTATATAAGGAATAGTTACTATAATTCCATTTGGTTCATCAGTAGGTACTTTAACAATAGTCCTAATAGAAGGTAATCCGTTGTTATCAGGATCATTTCTAAGGCATGAATAAATACCTTTAACACCGTTATAAATATCTTGTACGGTAAAGGATTCAGCAATAGCAAAAGGAGCTTTACATCCTAATCCGAATCCTCCTGTTTGGGTATCATCTAAAATCTTCGTAGATCCACCAAAAACACCGTATACGGTAGGAATATCCTCATGAGGTATTCCTGTACCAAAATCTTGAACAACGATGTTATCGCCATCATATGTGGCTTTAATAGGGATATTAGTTTTACCTGCTTTGATATGAGAATCCCAAGCATTACAGATAGTTTCTCTAATAACTGCACGTACAGGATCAGAATAAAGATTCTTAGAAAGAATATCAAAGAATTCTTTAGAATTTGAAAGAGTAAAACTATTAATTTTTTGAGTAGAACCAACTACATAAGAGTCATTAACTTGAGTAGAACTAACTTGCATCTTCAATCCTCTTTAACAATTCTTCTTTTTGAATCTTTAATTCAATAATATTTAATTCTCTTTTAAGAGATTGAATAAGTTTTGAATTATCTTCTTTCTTTGGTTCTAATATATTTTTAATAGAAATATCTTCTTTAAGTTCTTCTATAGATTTTTTTGAATCAGAGATAATTTGATCATATGTTTTATCTCTTTCAATCATCTTCTGAATATCTTCATACATATAAATAGAATATTCAGGTTTTGGATAATCAACTGTTAATTCTTTATCTACTTGTTCAGATAAATAATATCCAATAACTTTTTTCTTTTTATTTAAAAAATTAACAAGAGATAAAACGATTTTACATTGTTTGTTTTTATAAATACGGATAATATATTTACTATTTCCTGTACCAACATCACAAACTTTACCTTCTTTTATCTTTAATGCTCTGGCAATAATAGCTCTATCAATAATTTCTTGTGGTTTCATATTAATCTCCGTAAAAAAATAAACCCTTGGTAAGAACCAAGGGTTTAAATTTATTTAAATACTTCTACGTATTTACGATGTTGACACCATCCTACAAAATTACCATGATATTCAGGATTAGCCCAATTTCCATCATAATCTTTATAATCTGCTATTGCTACATGTTCCATAGGACTTAAATGCTTTCCTTTTCTCAATTTTTCATAAAGAGCTAAGTCCTTTTCAATATCTGTAGTACCATCATAAAGTTTATAAGAACATCTTGCACATCTTGCAGAAGAAATCTTTATTAAAGTATTAATAGGATACTTAGATTTTTCTTCTTCTGTTACATAAGGCAAATGTACTCCATTTTCTTTAACAAGTTTAGGAATACTTTGTTCTAATCCTTCTTTCATTAAAGCAGCTAATTCTTGAATATGAGGTTCAGCATCAGGTGCTAACCTTAAAGTAAAAAAGTTATCCCATTCCGTAGAAGTTACTACTTCTTTAGTATTAAGAAATGGTTCTAAGTATCTATTAAGAACTTGTTTATGCAGATGATATTCTTGTTCTAAAAATTCAATAGCAGTAACTGTCATATGAGCAAGCATTGCTAAAGAATCATAAATATCTTCTTTCTTATTGAAATCTGTAATTTCCTTGGTTCCTACCATTCCAGGTTCATTAAGAGTTAAATGCCTGGGAAGAACAGGATTAATTCTTACTTCATCTAAATTTTTCTTAATAGGTTTAGCTCTAGAGCTTTCAACTGTTCTTGAAAATACTCTATGTCTTAGCATTTCAGCATGAATGAATCTAGGATAGATTAATTCAAATGTAGTAATGCGTTTACCTTCTTTAGAAATAGAGTCTGCGATAACTTTAACTTGCATTCTGTTTTATCCTGTCTTTACATACTTCTTGAGAGAAATATTTACGTTCTTCTACTTCACCTTTTTTACCAATATTGAAACTATCTATCGGACGGTGGTAGCCCATAACTATTTTGTTCAATTAGAGTCGTTAATTCTAATTCGTGAGTTAACACTGCTTTATATTTCTATAAAGATCAGACCATATCATCTCTGTTTATCTTTTCGGATCACTTGATCCTACTTCCTTATCGGAATGGTCGTTAGGCATTTCACATTTGGATAGATATCCATCAAATTCTTTAAGATAACCTCCATTTTCAAGTTTTAAATATAAACCTGATCTGGATAATCCTAAAGATCTTGCACAATCTCTAATAGAATCATAGTAAAAAACCTGTCCAGTAGATAAAATTAATTTATAAGGTTGTTTTTGAAAATGTCCTTTATGCAAACCCTTAATATCAACTGCTTTCTTTTGGTTCTCAGATGGTGTTACCCATTCTAAATTAGAAACAATATTATTGGTTCTATCCATATCTATATGATTTACTTGTGCATTTTCAAAATATCCAGGTATAAAAGCTTGAGCAACTAAACGATGAACAAAATATTTTTTACGTCTTTTATCATCGCATAATTGCACTCTGGCATATCCAGCATTATTTATATCTAATACTTTTACTTTATCTCTTTTAACAGATTTAATTCTTCCTAAATTAGAGACTTGATATAAACCTTCCCATTCAGGAATATCTTTCCAAATTTCTTTCATAAATCAACCTCTTGGGTTTCTCTTATGGTGATTAGCACGGGATTGTCTCTATTAGAGAGTTTCCCCGTTTAGATAAATTTTTAAGGACACGCATTATAGTTTACGAGTCCATATCTCACATTTGGTTCTTTCTGAATCTTTTATTTCTATACCATCTATATTCATAATTATTCCTTTAAAAAAATAGAGAAGGGAAAACCCTTCTCTATTGAATTTAATCAGGAACCTTAGAAATAACCATAAGGAATAACCATGTAACAATCATACCAATTAGACCATATAAAACATTGTCAAAGATAATTCCTAAATACAATGCAGCTATTGGTATGATTAATTTGTAGTATGCTGCTGTCAGCATTACTACAATTATAAATATTATGAAATGGCTCATATAACCTCCTAATCTTTTTGAAAATTTGATTAGGATTTATATAGAACCAAGAAAAAGAATTACAATTTGGAAGAATTATTATTCTTTAAATAATTTAAATTCTTTATATGCAACTACATATTTATTACCTTCTAAAGTAAATTTTTTATTCTCTGGATCCCAATAATCAACTGTATATTTAAAATTATTAGTTTCAGGATATTTTTTAAAAACTAAATAAAAATTAAATACATTTGGAGGTAATACTTCAGAGAATTTATTCCAATCTTCAGGATTATATTCAATTACTTTTTTAAAATATTTTTTATCAATATTAAAAGTAATATTATTAAAAATATTTAAAAGATTTTCTTTATTAAAGATAATAATATCAGTATTATCATCAAATTGTCTATCAAGAGTATATTCTATATCTTCTTCTGTAAGAAATTTACTTAAAAGATTAGCAACTCTTTCATTAGTAATTTTATATCTCATTTAAAATTATTCCTTATAAGAACTCTATCTAAATCTGTAATAACATCAGATAGAACTTTATTAATAGGTCTATTAGCATTTATAGTACAGAATCTACTTGGATCTTCTCTAATAGCTTGTGTATATCCTGCTTGAATATTTTGATAAAACTCATATGATTGACAATCATATTTATCATATTCTTTAGAATATCTATTAGAAATTCTAAACATTGCTTCAGATACAGGAATATCTAAATAATATGTTCTTTCAGGATAGATAGGATAATTTAATAATTTATACATTGCTTTAATTACATCAGGAGATATTCCATTACCTCCAAATTGATAAGCAATAGTAGAATCAATAAATCTATCACAAAGAACAATAATATTTTCTTTTAAAGCAGGAAATATAACTTGTTCTATATGCTGAACTCTATCAGCCATAAATAAAGCTAATTCAGCTTTAGGTAAATATTTTCCTGATTTAATTAGATTTCTAATATCTTTATCAAATGGTTCATAAGTAATAAGAGTATTTAAGTTTTTAGATTTTAAATATTCTCCTACATGTTTAATTAATGTAGATTTACCAGAACCATCTATACCTTCAAATGTAATCAGCATATATTAAAGCAATCAAAAGTTATTTCATACATAGTTTCTAAACTATGTATATGTTCTTTTTTATGAATAAATAAACAAATATAAAAGCTATTTAAATCTTCATTATTATTTAGTTTTTCTGTAAAAGTTCTTTCATAATATTTAATTCTATCTTCTAACTCTGTTATATTTAAATAACAAGGTTTATATTGATTTATTAAATATTCTTTTATAGAATCTTTAAACTTAACTTCTATAGGTTTATCAAATAAAGCTAACATAACTTATTTTTCCCAAATAGCTTCTTGAGGTTCTTTACCTTGGTTCTGATATTTACCGTTATAAGCTGTAGGTGTTTTAATTTCATTAAAGAGAATCTGAGCAATACCTGAACCAAAAGGAATCTTTACATCTTTACGTCTTTGGAAGTTAAGTTCGAGTGTTAACCCCCCCTTCCATCCAGGCTCGAGCACAGTGTTCTGTACTGCTACACCTTCTCTAGCCCATGTAGATTTATCATGAACTACACCTACAAGATTATTAGGCATATTGATCATTTCAATAGTAGAAGCAAGAGTAAAGGTATCATGAATAACTTTCTTTTCTTGGCTCACTGGATCATAGATATGAATCTCAGGAAATCCGCTATTCCAAAAGAATTGAATTTCTTGAGCAATACGAACATCATATCCTGCTTCAGTTAATCCAAAAGATACTCCATTACCTACTTGTTTAGAATCAAACATAGGAAACAATGGAGCAATTAATAATAAATCTTGTTTATTTATGATCATTGAAAAATCCTTCGCAAATTTTTAATAAAACGTGTTCATATAATGGATTAGCTTTTTCCATTAAATATCTAAATTTGTTTTCATCATCTTTAAAAATGGTATAACAATAACTACTATTTTTATTTGTAATATGTGCAATAAAATTATTGCCTATAATAAACATATTTAATTTAAATATTAAGTTATAGTCTCCAAAATCATTTTCTTCATAAATATTAGTTAATCCATATTTCCATCCATTTAGATTAGTAGTATTTTTAATAGTTTTTATAAGAAATTTATCTGAAAATTTATAATTCATAGCTATTTATTAATAAAAATACATTTACCATAATCAGGTTGAATTTTACTATCAATAACAACCCAAATAATAGGAATCTTTGGATCTTCCATAGGTTCACAATAAAGATCACTAAATATTACACCACAAGTAGGTTTATTTTTAACGATCCAATCATGTACACATTCTAAGGAAGTTCCTCCTCTTCCTACTACATTAAGTTTATTAAACTTATCATCTTCAGTTAATACATCTATTTTTTGAATATCTGTATCAAATTGAATAAGAGTAAGTTTCTTAGGTCTCATTATTTCCTGAATATATTTAACTTCAGAATTAAACTTTTGTAACTGAGAATCATCAATAGAACCAGATACATCTAAAAAGAAAGCAAGATGTTCTAATCTACCTTCATCTTGAACCAAGGAAGGTAAATAGATATCTTGATATCTTCTATTAGGTCTTTTCCAAGAATATATTTCTTCATCTAAATCTTTAAGATAATTTTGAAGAATAGTTTGCCAAGGTACAATAGATTTAAAGAAATTATCAAAAAATTGTTGTAAATTTCCTGGAATAAAACCAGCTTTATTAGATATCTTAGCTATTTCCATAGCATTAGTTACTATATTTACAATCTTTTGTTCTTGATTAATTCCATTACCTTGATTTGGATCTCCAAATTCTTGAATATCATTTCCTAATTTATCTTTACTGTTACTTCCTTGGTTCTTATCTTGATCATCTAAAAGATCATAATAAATTTCTTCTTCTGAAGTATCATAAGAATATTTATTACTATGGACACACCATTTAGGAATGAAATCATTATTAAATTTAAGCTGATTATTAATAACTAAATCACAAGCTATATTCCATAGTTTATGATCTTTATTTTCTCCTCTAACTTTATGTAATCTAGCTGTATGCCATACTTCATGTAAGATTACAAACTTTCTTTCTTCAAAAGATAATTCTTTAAAAAAATTAGGATTGATTTTAATAACCAATCCATTAGTTACTGCTGTTTCAATCTTATCATCCCATTTAAATTCCATAGAACACATAATAGGAGCTAAGAATGCAGCATTTGAATTATAGAATATAGCAGATTTAGCTTTATCCAATAATCTATTCATTATCATCTCCAAATATATATTGAGATAATTCTGCAAAATCATTAATAATATTAGGATTATTTTTAATACTTGGTTCTTTAATTAAAATAGATCTATAGAATAAAATTCTAAAACTTACATCAAATCTTTTAACATATTTAAGAATATTTGTAATGTTATTATTATCAAATTTATCTAATAACATTGAAATAGTAGCCCATTTAATATTAAGATCATCAGGTAAATTACAATTTTCCGGATCTTTAATAATATCTTCTAATTTAATTAGATGATCATAAATCTTAGCCCATTGAACAAATTCAATAGCTACTCCTGTAGAAATAGTACCTACTAAAAGATTTAATAAAGGATCTAAATTCTTTTCATCTTTAATAATATTATTAACAAATTCCCATGTTCTTGGACAACAGAATGTTTTATCTTCATGTTCTGGATCAAAGTCCATTAATTTATTGTTATACATATTCAAGAATCCAATAATTCTTGAATCATAATTTTGAGGAATAGCAATATTCTTATACCAATCATTAAAGTTTACATCCATTTCAATATGAATAACTCTAGATTGCATTGCTGTAGATAGATTATTAACAATAGCTCTATCAGTTCCTAAATTACCTGCTGCAACAATAAAACAATTATTATGAAGATTATAGTTTCCTACCATTCTGTCTAAAATAAGTTTATAACTTGCAGCTTGTACAGCTTTATTAGCTGAATTAAATTCGTCACAAAATAGCAGCCAGCCATCTTTTCCTTTAGGAAGTGGTGTATCTTTTAAAGGAAAAATATCAAATGGAGAAAATACTGCTCTTCCTTCTTCAAAATGAGGTAATCCCGATAAATCACAGGGATCACAAGTAGAAAGTCTTAAATCAATTAATTTAAGGTTATATTCTTTAGCAATTTGTTTAACAATAGATGATTTACCAATTCCAGGAGAAGACTGAATAAAAGGAACCAAACCGCATTTCATACAATGAATTACATATTTCTTGGTCTGATCTGGTGTACACTTATAGATATTGTTCACAGTTTTCATTCTATATTTTCCTATATTTTGAAAAAAAATAAGCCAAGAAAAGGAATTGTTGTCCTCTTCTTGGCTTTTTGTTTAGCTTAATGCATATTCTGATTGAAGTATTTCATTAGAAATATCATCTAATTTATTTAAAGTTAAATTAGGATTGTTAGTAATTTGTCTTAGACAATATTCTAATAAATTAGATTTAGAGATTTCATACAATAATTGTATATAAAGTCTTCTAATTTGATTTCCATAATTAGGAAGACATCTAAAACAATCATGAATGAATATAACTTCAAATGGTTCTGCTGAAAATGTTCTTAAAAGGTTAGTAATTGCAGCATAACCATTATTCTTTAAAATATAATAAACAGATGTAGGATAAATATAATCAATTATCCTTGCAGATAACATACCTGTTTGTTCATAAAGATTCCATAATGTTATAAGCATTTGAGTATCTTCATTATTTTCATCAAATAATGTTTCTGCTTCATCTCTTCTATTATAGTAATGGAGTACTATTGACCAAACTTTACTTAATTTATTTGGTTCATACATAGATCTTCTAGCTATTTCTCTAACTATATAACCATCAATACTATGTACTAAGTTTGCTCCAATAGATCTACCTTCTTTTTGAGGTCTTTGTACTTCTTTAGTTATTTCTATTGGTTCATTTAACCAATTAACTATTTCTTTTACTTTACCTGTTACTTTTACATTAGCATGAAAGTTATCAGGTAAAATCCAATGGTATGAATCAACTTTATCATTCCATACTTCTAAGAATACTTTATTAGCTTCCCAGACATATGGTAATTCTTCTTCCATTGTTTCTAAGAATTTAGAATATAGTTCTCCTTCTCCAAATACTTCTCTTGGTACTGCTTGTGACCCATACGCACTTGTCATAATTGCTTTTTTAACCATTTCTCTTTCAATTTTAGCTTTATCTCCTACTTTCTTACACATAATGTTATATACATTTGTATAGATATCTTCTCTATTTCCTGTATTTATAACATTACATTTAGAAGCTGCTTTTCTATCATGTAATAAACAAGATAAAATTTGAATACCTGAAGCTGTAGCATCTAAAGAGATAGGATAATGTACTTGTTCTTTATTTTGAGCTTGTCTTAATGCTTTAACAGAAGCATAGTATAGAGCTGGTTCTTCTGCTTCTTTAAGATGAGATTCTAATTCATCCATATGTTCTCTAGTCCATTGGATTCTTTCTCTCCATGACTTTTTATCTAAGCCATAGTTATTAGCTATATCTATAAGTAAATATACTAATCCTGTAAACTCTTGCATAATAATCTCCGTTATGTATAATGTTAAATGTTCAATAGAAGGAGTCGTACTTTTGGCTTGAGTATGACAAAGAGAAAGACCTATAGAATTTATTTCTATAGGTCTTATCTTTTATTCAACAATATGTTGAATTGGTTCTTTAAATTTCTGACTATTCTTTAAAGATGAATATTGAGAGAATAACATTGTCTTAATCATCATAGGAATATGTTTATTCATAATATATTTATTAAATCTTTGATCTAATTCATCTTCAGAATATTTCTTGTAGTTTCTCTTAAACCAAATATCTACAAGTTTTCTTTCTTTTAATTGCAATTCAATTTCTTTATTAAATTTATTTCTTCTATATTTACTTAAAGAAATAACAATAATGATTACAGAGATTGCAATAACAAATAATACAATTCCAATTACTTGAAGTTCAGTCATTTATATATTCTCCTTTAGAAAAGTTAATGACAGCTTTATTCCAACCATTACCTTGATCATTAATATGATATCCACGAGTATATGTTCTACCTCTTTTATCATAAGAATGAGTAAGATATATTGTATCTGAGAATTGTTTAAGAAATTCCATAACAAATAAAGTTACATCATTATATTTCTTAAACTGTTTCTTTCTATTTTGATATTCTTCATATGTTTCATCTGATTTCTTATGATCTAAATTTCTCCATTTATTTTTAATAAAGGTTGCTGTATCTATATCAATAAATAAAGGTATTTTATTTAATCTATTTAAATGATCTAAACATACATCTTCTTCTGTATGATTATTATTTAATATTACAGATGATTTTGAAGTTAGATATCCTGTATCTTTATTGGTTCTAAGTTTTAAAGGTTGTATTACCATTGGTAATGGAAATTGATATCTATCTATTTCTATTTGAGTTTCTTGAGATATAAGATATTTTGTAATAAATACAGAATCAAAATCCATTAAATCTACTTCTATCATTTTTACTAATACAGCAGCTACATCTTGAATATCTTCATAGAAGTTTCTCATTAAACCTATCATTGTTTGTACATTAGCTCTTCTCATTAAAGATAAATGAACTAAAGCTGTAATACAAAACTCTAAAGGAAGATTGTTTGTATTAATAATATTTAATATTTCTGGTTCTTGTTTTAATTCTCTCTTTAATCTAGGAATTAATTGATTATTTGAATATCTCTTTTCTATTTCATATTGAGCTTGTACTAATTCTTCTGAATTATTTAAAGTCATGACTATATCCTTAATAAAAAAATAAGAACCAAGAAAAAGAAATTAAATTCTTTAACTTGGTTCTTTAATTTAAAATTAGAAAACCCAATTTAATAAGGAATTTGTTAAATCTTCTACTTGAGCTTTCCAATATTCTTTTCTTTTTTGATTGATTTCTTTATCTAATCTTTTGAGAATCTGTTTACGTGAAGGTTTCGTATTTTTGATAGTTTTGGATTGTTTTGTGTTTTCGGTCATGATGTTACTCCATTGACTATATTTTGATTAAAAAAATAAGGAGATTACTTTCGTAATCTCCTTTTTGTTAGTAATTTACTTTACTAAAGAATCTTTTCTTGCGAAAGGATTATCTTTGTTCATAGACAGTTTATCTTTGCCTGTTTTACGGAAGATAAATACCTTTAAATTCAATTCTCTAGTTTCTCCAGGTTGAAGTTCAGAAGCAAGTTCTAAAATGTCCATACGCAATTTATTTCTTGCGCAATTGAGTTGATTAACCCAACCTTCACTTGCTGTGACATTCAATTCTGGCATTTTTTCAATGTCAGTATCAAATGGGAAAGAAACAATCACTTGTTGTTCAGGTGTTGTTTCAGTTTCAGGAACCAATGCTTCATATCCACATTTGATCCAAAAATCACCTGTTTCACGCTTATTATTCATATTTTCAGTTGTATTTTTAACGATAGAACGAGTAAATGCCATTTTTAATCTCCAATTAAATTAATAAATGAGAGAAATTATTGACTATCAATATTATTCTCTCAGAAGCGTAGCGAATTTGATTAATTTCTAATCAATTTCCTATCCAAGAAGACTATATTCAATATAATCTTCTCAAAAGCGTAGCGAATACGATGAATATCCAATTAATATCTATTTACAATTTCCTATTAATATCTCTTGACAATTTCTAATTTAATGACTATACTTCAATTCCCCTCCGAAGGAATGATACTAATTCCTTATATAATATATACATTCTTTGAAATGACTATATATTAATGACTATCTAATTAATATCTGGATTAATATCTTATGAATTATTAATTAGGTACTAATTAATATCCTATTAATTACTGATTAATACCTGATTAATTTCTTATTAAATAGTATTTATTACTAGCCTCTCATAAAGAAAGGCTAGTTTATAAATATTATTTAATTAAAGAAGAGATAGATTGTAATGTAGGCATTACTACTTCCTTCTTTTCTGCTTTGGTTCTATTGCATAATCTAATGTTTGGTGTTAATTGTAAGAATCCTTGCGGTTCTATATCTTTAAATAAATCTACTGCTTGTTCTGCAAGCTGATCATTGAGTTTAGCTAGCATCTCTTGATGAGATGAAGGATACATAGCTTTCTTTTCAACTGCATCGTTATATCTCTTAAGAGATTGTCCTTGCTGTTGAATAGCATAAATGCAGTTTGGAAAATGTACCCATAGAAGCTCTGAAATAGCTTCCTGAGAAAGGTTAGAGATGTCAGATACAATCTCATTATCCTTGTAGAGAAAACCTACCTCAATGATGAAACAAGGCTCTGCTGAGGATTCTTTCTTACTTAGTTCTACAGAAACAGATTCTTCAGCTTGAAGAACTTTAGCATCTGTGAAATCAGGTTTTACAGAATCGAGTGTGAAATTAACAAACGGGTTATTAACAGGTTTACGTGCCATGATAGACTCCTTAGTAAATTAATTAATGGACTATGAGTTAATGACTATTGTTTAATAGTCTTGGTTCTATGTATGCAGTTATATATCCACTGCATAAGGATTTCAGATGTAGGTTTAATCTTTTGACGTTTATCTCATGATGTCATAGATCCAGAGCCATATAACTACTGCTATGACTACTAGAATCAGGACATATCCATAGAGATATGGATTCATTCATCTCCTTTTCTGGAGATTTATTTCTCCAGATAATCAGTTAGACATCCAATGATGCCAAGAATACAAAGAATTGCAGTTGCTAACAAAGCAAAGAATAAATCTTCCATGATATTTCTCCGTTAATAAGCATTCTCCAATAGAACACTTACTCTGAACCACTGATTTTATTCAATGGTTCAGATAAGTAATCTATTTAATTACTTTGTTGCTTTCTCTAAAGCTTTTACTAAAGCTTCCATTTGATTAGCAAGATCAATAGATCCATTTGGATCATATTTCTTGATAAAACGAGCATTTTTATCCTGTTCTTTTATCTGAGCTTGAGCAATTTCTCTTGCTGTTTCAGAGATACGAACAGTTCTTAATGCTTCATGTTTTGCAACCTGAAGTTTGATGTATTCATCACTTGCATTTGCCAATGCTTGAGAACCATTAGAGACACAATCAACAACAGTTGATAATGTTTCAACAGAAGTGTTGAGCATAGCAACAGAAGTAGCAAACAGAGAACGTAAACCAGCCATGATAGACTCCTAATGTATAAGTAATGGCTACACCCTACTACCGAACGGTAGAAGGACAGCCAATAGCGTAGCAGGGGGGGAGTGGTTCACAGTGAAACGGTCGTGAACCACGACCCCTACACCTATACATACATAAAATGTATATATGTATCTAGTCTCTATATTTTTATAGGCTATGAGTATATATGTATCTGGGGGTTATTTTCCATACTATAAATTACTTATAATATAATTTATGTAATTTGGAGATTTATATGAAATTAACCTTAGATAATGTTAAAAAAGCTGTACCAGCTAAGTTAAAAGATAGTATTGAACAATCTTTTGTAGATAAACTTAATAACTTAGCTAATGATCCTATAGTAGCTGATCAAATAAGAAGTAACTTTATTAGTTATGCTCATGTAATTAATGATGGTAAATTTAGTATTGAAGAGTATTTATCTGCTGTAAAGTATGTAAGCTTTAAGTTAATGAATTTAACTAATGTAGATAGCTATGCTAGAACATTTCCTCAAAGATATGCTGGATTATTAGCTAGAGGAACCAGTCAAAAAGATATAGCTAGTTATGTTTCTGCATACAATAGAGGAAAATTAGTTAATTTAATATTGGAGCAAACTCTTGTTCCTTCTTGGGTCTTAAATCAAGATATTTATCAGAAAGCTATAAATACTCAAGCTGAATTAATGAATAATGCTAAAAGTGAAAGAGTTAAATGTATGGCTGCTGATAGTATTTTGAAAGCATTAGCTAAACCTGAAGCTGCTGGGCCTTTAGTTAATATTGATATGAAAGAAACTTCTGGTATTAATGAATTAAAGCAAGCTTTAGTTGAATTAGCTGCGAACCAAAAGAAATCAATAGAAAAAGGTATATTAACTCCTAAGAATATTGTAGAAGCTGAAATAATAAATGAACAATAAATTAATAGCTAAAGATGTAGATAAGTGGTTAGATGAAGTAGATTATTCTTTAATAAATTCTACTGAATATGTACCTAGTTCTTTTGCATTACAGTATATAAATTTTATTAAATTAGTTAATTCTAATAATCCTGAGGCTAATAAGAGTCCTGCTATGCATTTAACTATGCTGGATAAAATAGTAGGTAAATCTGAATACTTAGCTAATCTTTGCTTTCGTGGTTCTGCTAAAACTACTTTGTTTATGGAGTATTTAACTCTATATCTTGCTGTATTTCATGAAATTCCAGGATTTGGTGAAGTAGAAGGAATGATATATGTAGCAGATAGTATGGAAAACGGAGCCAAAAACGCAAGAAAGAATATAGAAACTCGATATGAAAATTCAGAGTTTTTACAGCATTGGGTTCCTGAAGCTAAATTTACAGATACTTATTTAGAATTTACTAATAAATCAGGTCAAAGATTAGGTGTTAAATTATACGGTGCTACAACTGGTGTACGTGGTACTAAGATATTTGCTAAAAGACCTGTATTAGCTGTGTTAGATGACTTATTAACTGATGAATCAGCTAAATCTAAGACAGTTATGAATTTGATTGAGGATATTGTTTATAAAGGTATTAATCATGCTTTAGATCCAACAAGAAGAAAGGTTATATTCTGCGGTACTCCTTTTGATAAGAATGATATTTTAATTAAAGCTGTTGAATCTGGTGCTTGGGAAGTAAACGTATATCCTGTATGTGAAAAATTTCCTTGTAAACCTGAAGAATTTAGGGGAGCTTGGGAAGATAGATTTAGTTATGACTTTGTAAAGAAGCAATATGATATGGCTGTAAAGACAGGAACTACTGCTGCTTTCTATCAAGAATTGATGTTAAGAATCAGTTCTGATGATGAAAGATTAGTACAGGATGATGAAATTAGATGGTATCAAAGAAAATCGTTATTACAGAATAAACATAATTTTAATTTTTATATAACTACTGACTTTGCTACATCTGCTAAACAGACTGCTGACTTTTCTGTTATTTCCGTATGGGCTTATAACGCTAACGGAGATTGGTTTTGGGTAGATGGTGTCTGTGAAAAACAGACAATGGATAAGAACGTTAATGATTTATTTAGATTGGTTCTTGAATATAAACCTCAAGAAGTAGGTATAGAAATTACAGGTCAGCAAGGAGGTTTTATTCCTTGGCTCCAACAAGAAATGATGACAAGGAATATATGGTTTAATTTTTCAAGAATGAAAGGAAGTAAACAACCTGGAATTAGACCTACAGCAGATAAATTATCCAGATTTAATATGGTTGTTCCTTGGTTCAAAGCTGGTAAATTTTATTTCCCACAAGAATTAAAGATGTCAACTATAATGGGAATATTTATCCAGCAAATTAAGTTAGCTACTAAATCTGGATTAAAAGGTCATGATGACTGTTTAGATACAATCTCAATGCTTGGATATTTAAATCCTTGGAAACCTTCAGAAACTATGATTCTAAATGCTCAAGGAGAATCAATTTATGAAGATGATGACTTTAATAAGGAAGAATATTCAGCATTATCCTCTTATATTGTTTAATTATGCCTGTATTTATAGATCCAAATACATCATTAAACTTTGAACAGAGAGTTTTATATCCAGATAAATATCCTGTTATTCAAAATGATGATGGAAGCATAGCTACTCATAAAATGGCTTGGACTACTGTAGGAGATAAATTTATAGCTTTTCCTACAATAATACAAACTCCTGATGGAGGTTTATATCAATTTCAAGACCCAGGTAAAGCTGTTTTATATGCTTTAAAAAATAAAGAATTTAGAGAGTTTAATAAAGCAGAAGATGCAGAAGCATATGCTAATAATGGATATAAAGCATTCTGGGGCAAAGGAAAATAAAAATGAATTTAACAGAATATTTAAGAAAGCTATCTTATGCTGAATTATCTAATTTAGAAGTAGGTAATGATGGTAATGGTTCAATTCCTCCTAATGATGTTCCTCAAATAGTAAATTATATTAATGAAGGATTATTAAGACTTTATAGTAGATTTATTTTAAAGACTAATACTTTAATTGTAGAATGTAATGAATATAGAACTAGATATCATTTAAGTTCTAAACATTCTTGGTTAAATGCTACTGAAGAAGATAAAAAAGATCCTGAATTTTCAGATAAGTTTATTAGAGATGACCCAGAACATCCATATACAGATGATTTAATTAAAATATTAAATGTATATGATACTTATCATAATAAAGTTCCTTTAAATAATCATACTGATTTCAGAAGCGTATTTACTCCTGTATTTGATATATTAGAAATACCTCAACCTTTAACAGGATTAGCTTATTCTGTTGTATATCAAGCAAAACATCCTCCTTTAGATTTTGAAAGAGATCCATTACAAGAAATAAATTTACCTGATACTTTATATGAAGCATTAGGAGCTTATATTGCTTATAAATATTATGGAAATTTAAATACTCAAGAAGCTATTACTAATTCTCAGAAATATTTTTCTATTTATAATCAAGTAATACAAGATACTATAGATCAAGATTTAGTTTCTTCTTCTTATTCTGAAACTAACTCTAAATTTCATAAAAGAGGTTGGATATAATGACTGAATATAGAGAATGTGAAATACCAGAACAGAATGTTACTGTTCCTGAAGAAATATTAGAAGTTGATCCAACAAGTTTATTTATTGAAGAAAAAGTAGTTATTTGGAAGAAATCTAATCCAGTAATTATTAAAGTTTCTAATAAAGGTGAAGAAGTATTATTCTTTAAATCTATTAAATTATCAGGTGATGTACAAGCTGATTTAACTTCTGTACCTCAAGGAATTAAAGCAGGAAGTAATATTACATTTCCTGCATGGATGGTACCTAAATCTGTAGGTACTTGTTCAGGATCAATTACTATAGAAACAATTAGAAATTCTAAGAAAGTAATTGATCTATTTATAGAAGGATTACCTGTTGTAGATAAAGAAGATGAAGATAATCCTGAAAATCCTGATGAACCAAGTGAATCTACAGGATTTAAATATTTTGTAGAATCTACTTTTGAAGATAATTCTATTTTATCTCCTAAATCTACTAAAACTAAAACAAATATAGTTTTATCTCCTAAAGGAGAAGCTTCTATTGTAGGATCTAAATATGGATCAGAATTTAGAGGCAAATATACTGTAGATTTACAATTTAATAATAATAGAAAAACAGAAGTAGCATCAGGTGAGTATTCTGGTATTGTATCTGGTAAAGGAAATACATCATCTGGTAATTATTCTTTTATTGGTTCTGGTTCTTCTAATACATTAGGCGGATTATATTCTTCAATTATTACAGGTAATGAAAATAGTGATTCAGGATCATACAATTTTATTGCTACAGGTGTAGGTAATATTATTGAAGGAACCAATAATGTAATTATTCAAGGTAATAGAAGTGCTATAAATGGTACATATTCTATTATTGGTTCTACTTATCAATCTGCTGTTAATGGTAATTTTTCTTTTATAGGATCTGGTACTAATAATCAAGTATTAAATGATTATTCTTCTATTATTACAGGTCAGAATAATACAATAGATAATACATATTCTTTTATTGGTTCAGGTAATACTTGTTCTATTAGTTCTTCTAATAAATCTTCTATTATTTCAGGAGAATCTAATAGTATTACTAGATCTGAGAATACATTTATAGGATCGGGTACTTCATTAGATATATCTGACTCTAATAATTCATTTATTGGTTCAGGAAATATAAATACTTTATTTAATTCAAATGAATCCAATATTATTTCTGGTTCTAATAATACAATTAGAAATTCTGATAATTCTTCTATATTATCTGGCTCTAGTAATACTATTTCATTAATATCTAATGGACTTATATTATCTGGTACAGCTAATACTTTAACAGGTCTTACAGAAAGTGAATTATCTTATCAAACTATTGTAAATGGAGATCATAATACAATAGAACAATCAGAATATAGTATTATTTTATCTGGTTCTTCCAATGAAATTAAAAAGAATACTTATTCTATTGTTTTTGGTAATACTAATAAGATAACTTCAACAGAACTAAAGAAATATAATATTTCTTTAGGAGATCATAATCAGATAACTGATTCTAATTATTCTTCTATTATTGGTTCTTCTGAAAGCATTATAAATACTTCAGAAAATAGTATTATTTCTTCTGGTTCTATAAATCAAATAGAAGATAGCAAATATTCTTCTATATCTTCTGGATATGGTAATACTTTAATTGGTAATTATTCTCATATAGCTTCTGGAACCAGAAATAAAAATAAAGGTGAATTTTCTTCTATCTTAGGCGGATATAGAAATACCGTCACAGGCTTAAATAGCACGGCTGTAGCAGGCAATTATGGTCATGATTTAGGATTACCTAACCATGTATTTATTGCTTCTAAGGATGGTTCTAATTGGCTTGATACGTCTATAGAAGGAGATGATGAACCTAAATCAATAGCTGATAGAACTAATAATAATCCTTTGGTTCAGACAGGTATTGCAGTTTTACAGTCAATGGTTGATCCAACCAAAGGAAATTATGAAAATACTACAGATCTTAAGAAGTATTTATATGCGTATTCGTCTAAATATCTTAAAGATGGTATCTGGACAGATCTCAGAACTAATGCCAATCTTAATAGTTCTATTATCATCCCTGATTTTTCTTGTTTATTTTATGAATTGGAAGTATCCTTAATCAATTTCACTACTAAACAAGCAGTGAAAATACTTTGTAAACATGGTATTATATTAAATACAAGTACAGAAATAAGTATTGTGAAAACACATTCAACAGAATGTATAAGTAGCAGTGAGAACTTGAATAATTGCGATATAACTGTAGAAATTGATAATGATAAATCTATGGTTAGATTCCTCCTTCCGAAGGAATTAAAAGATTTCAAGGGAGGAGCAGTTCTTAAATATACTATTGCAACTCAAGATTCCATTGATTTTTTGGAATAATTAGAGATGCATACAATCAATCCTTTTGATAATTGTCCTCCAAGCGGAGTTGTAGATAGACTGATTGGACGTTCTTATCACGTCGTTAAAACAGTCTATCTAAACTTACCTATTCTTAAAGATCTTCATGATTCTCCAGCATTAAATTTTGTGATGGATCATTATGAAGATATCAAGTTAATTAACCAAAACTATGAAAATATTGCAGCTATTGGCTCCAATATGGATAAAGTTTTGGAAATACCAACTTGGTTGGATAAGATTAATGATCTTGGTAAAGAAAAGATCAATGATATTAATACTCTTACAGATGCTTCTTTAAAGAGTATTAAAGATTTAGTAAAAACTCAATTAGATGAGTCTTTAGCTGAAATTCAAAAAGAAGCAGGTAAAGCTGCTTTTAGTTATAGATATTTAAATAAAGATCCTTTATCTTTTGAAGAAATCTCTATTTCTTATATAACTCCTAATGTAAGTATTAAAGTAGGTGATCATGTTGTAACACCTAAAGGAGATATATATGAAATTGTTGAATTAGTTAATAATGAAGTTATTAAAGTAGGTACTTTAGTTACTTCTATTAAAGGTCCAAAAGGTGATATAGGTCTTCCAGGAACTGGTTTAACACTTCAAGGTGTATTTGATTCTTTAGAGGATTTTAATAATGCTAATTTGATAGGTAAACCCGGTGATGCTTATCAAATTTATGATCCGACTACTACATTGCATACTGTAATGGTATGGAATGAAAATACACAGTCATGGCAGGATGCTGGTCCGATTCATGGTACTCCTGGTATGTCTGCAAACGAAATTCTAATGAATCCTGATCCAGAGAAATGGTTCGTATATATTTACGGACAATCTACTGGTGATGTTATAGGAGCTTTAGAACTATATGGAGGATTCAGTGTAGCCCCCGATCCTACATTAACTTTTGAACAAACTCTCAAATATTTTGGAGAATAATTAAATGGCTGAAACAGAAACTTTTTCTAAACAAATTAATAATCTTGCTATTCGTGTAGGTAAAGAGTGCAGACTCATTTATGCAAAGATTGGTAAAGCTGCTCTTACTACTGCTGAAAAGAATAGTCTGATTGGAGCTATTAATGAATTGGATGCTGCCGTTAAATCTAATGACGGTGACATTACTGCAATTAATACTGCTATTACAAATCTTCAGAGTGCAGTTAGTGGTCTAATTGATGATACAACTGCTTCTACTACTAAAGTCTATTCTTCTAGTAAAGTAGATTCTCAGATTACTGCTGCTAAGCAGGCTGTTAAGAATGATCTTCTTGGCGGTGCTGGTACTGCTTATGACACATTGAAAGAATTAGCTGATCTTATTGAAACTAATAAGACTGCTATTGAAGCATTGCAGGCTCTTGCTGCTGGTCATGTTAAGTATGATGCTGCTCAGGATTTAACTGATGAACAGAAAGCTCAAGCTCGTACTAATATTGGTGCTATAGCTGCTTCTGAAGTTAATCTTACTGAAGTAAATAATAAGATTGCTACTAATACTACAGAAATTAATGGTCTCAAGACATCTCTTGGTGATTTGAGTACTGATTTTGTTGCTACTTTTGAAGCTGAATTAGCTAAAACTGAGTAATTAAATTATGATAGAGAATCCTAAAAGTCTAACGGAACAACTTCTCAATTTAGCTGAAAGAATAGCTATTGAGATGAGAGTTCTATTAAATACCATTAATACAAAGCTTGATAAAAATAAATGGAATGAACTTAAAGCGTTAGCTTTTAAGGATTCTGTATCGTTTACTGAAAACATTAACAAGCTTGATTATGATCCTGTAGCAGAATTTGATGCTACATATAAAGAACCAGAAAAGGAATAATTTATGCTTGATTTTGCTTCTCAATTTAAATCAATACTAGCTAAAATAGCTAGTGAATTAAATAAAAAAGTAGCTGTTGAAGGTAATCAAACTATTTCTGGTTCTAAAACTTTTGATCAAGTTATGCAATATTCTTCCAACTTATCTGGTACTCTTACTACAGGAGATAGTTCTAATAAAATACCTACTACAGCATGGGTACAAGGAGAACTAGCTAGTTCAAGTTCAGGAGAATTATTAGATTATGATCCGAATGCTTTCTTTGATTCTATTTATTCTGGTTCCAGCCCTGCAAAAATACAGGCTAAATCAGTTTCTGCTAATTCTATAGAATTACCGAAAGTAGGAATTACAGGAATTTAATTATGATTGAGAATCCTTCTAATTTTGCAGATCAATTTAAGAATTTCATTGAACATATAGCTGGTTTAATGAAAACTTATTACTCTAAATCAGGTGGTGCTATAACAGGTAATGTAACAGTTACAGGAGATATTACTTGTACTGGTACAATACAAGGAGCTACAGTTACAAGTACATCCGATAGATTTAAGAAAGAAGATTTTGAATGTGTATCTGATGAATATGATATTTCTTCTTTGGTTCCATATAGATATACATTGCTTTCTGATGGAAAGAAACATTTAGGTTTAATAGCTCAAGAAGTGCAGTTATATGTTCCTGAAGCTGTTGTAGAACATTATGATGAGAAAGGTAAGAAATTTCTTTCTATTGATTATAATGCTCTTACATCTATCTTATTAGATAAGATAAATAAGCAAGAAAGAGAAATAAATACTCTTAAAAAATTAATTATTAAGGAATAAATTTATGCTTTCTATCCATGATAATAAAATAGATAGCACAAATGGAGTATTTAATATAGAAGATACTTCTAATAATCTTATTAAGCTATATAGTAATAAGATTATTAATACAGATAACTATATTATTAGTGATAGTTATATATTTAAAAAGAATACAGCTATTCCTTTTCTTTATTTTGCTTTAAGAAATAGTAATCCAGTTACTAATGGAAATATTCATTTTAATATTGATTTAAGAGATTGGGTAGCAAATTCTAATAATAATATTTCTGGATATTACACCTTTCCTTCTTATATAGATTTTTTAATTAAAGCAATAAAATTAAGAGATTATGTATTAAAAGGTAGTTGGGTACAATCTAGAGTTGCTTATTCAGGTGATATTGGAGTAGCAGAATTAAATCAATGGAATTCTACTCATGATTTTACTATTGGAAGGTATAATTTAAGTAATTTAGCTCCAATACTTGTAATGGATTATGCAGGACCAAATACAGATAATGGAGTATTTATATTTGGTAATGTAAATAATGATAAAAATATAATTAATTTAGTAATAAATTCTACTAATTATGTTTTTATAACTCTTTATGTACAGTTTAGTTAGGAAATGTTATGAGCACCTTACCAATAAAAGTAAATGATCAAAGTGTTCTTACATTTGATTTAGATCAACAAGAAATTATTCTTAATTATCAGAATAATTTAAAAGTAAGTGAATTAAATAATCAAGATACTGCTGGATTATGTAATTCTGTACAATGTTATAACTGTAATCAAAAACAATGTAATCAAGTTAAATGCAGTAATATACAATGTTCACAAGTACAATGTAATCAAGTGCATTGTAATCAGGTAAAATGTAATAATGTACAATGTAGTCAATGTACTTATTGTTTAAACTATAATGATTGTGATTGTGATTGTAATGATGGTAATTAAACAATATGTTTAAAATTTATTATGAACCTAAACAATACTATTTATATAATAGTAATTTGGGTCTTTTTTATAATAAAAATAAAAAAGTAATAGAACCTTTAAATTTACCAAATATTAGTAAATATACTATACAAAAACCAACTACAATTTTTTTAAATCATACTTCTAAAGATTATTTAAAAATTCATACTCAAATAATTAATAATATTGATTATGAATCTAAACATAAACCTCAATTAAATGAGGTTAAAGTTTTAGATATTACTTTAGGAATGAATTGTAATTATAAATGTAAATATTGTCTTCAAAATGAACATAGAGATGATATTAAATTTATTCCTGAAGAATTTTTAAATATTTTAAAAAATTCTAATTTAGATTTTAATTCTATAGAAAATATACGTATATGGGGTGGAGAACCTCTTGTATATTGGAAAAGATTTAAAAAATTAATTAAATTATTAAGAGAAGATCTTAAGTATAATAAAGCAATACATACTGTTTCTAATGGTTCTTTATTTAGTTTAGAAAAAGCTAATTATTGTATTGATAATAATATTCATGTTGCATTTAGTCATGATGGACCAGCACAAACAATATTAAGAAATCCAATAGATTATTTAGATGATTTAAATACCAGATCTTCTATTAAATATTTAATGCAAAAAAAATTAGCTCATATTATTTTGGTTCTTAGTCCATATAATTATGATATTAAAGAAACTATTAAATTCTTAGAAAAAAAATTATATGTAGGATTTCCTATTAAATTATCTACAGTATTTAAAGCTGATTCTAGATCTAAAGATATATTAAAAGATTATGGAGAAAATGGATTAGAAACTCTTAAAAATAATCTTTTATGGGGTTTAAATCTTAAACCTAATGATCTATATTATTCTTATTTTGTTGATATTAGAAGACTTAGAAATACAGTTATAAGGCATATTATTTATAAGCTTCCTTATGCTTCTTTTAAAGCTAGATGTCCTGCATATAATTCAGTAGAAAGATTATCTATAGATACTGAAGGAAGACTACTTACTTGTTATGCAGATAATCCTTTAAATGGATTAAATCATGGCAATATTAAAGATATTTCTACTTGTGGGTGGAATTTAAAATCTATACATGATAGAGAAATATGTAAACATTGCCCTTATGTAATGGCTTGTATGGGAGGGTGTCCTTTACTTAATGAAGAAGATCATAAAATTAGATGTCAATCTATGATGCCATATAATCAAGCTTTATTTGAATCTGCTTTTAAAGAAGTATTTGGTAAAGAAATTATTAAAATAGAGGAAATTTAAATGTCTATAAGACCTATTAGATTAGTTCATACTAAGAACCAAACATATAAATATATATCTGTTACAGCAGATGAATCAAAAATGGTAGTTCGAGTATTGACTCCTGTACCTAAAGATGCAGGTAATCCTGAAGTATCTAGTTCTGATATTCTTACTACTAATTTTATTAAGAATAGATATATTGAAATAAATAGTCAATTATATTATGTTAATGCAGAAGGTTGTTTTGATAAAAATTCAAGAATAGGTAAAAAATGGTGGAAACCTTGTGCAAATATTCAATTTATAGTTAATCCTTTATTAGTTAATCAAGGAATAGTTGAGGTTATTTCTAAAAGAGATTGTTGTACTCATTCTTATGAAAGATCTACTGAATGGTTATCTCGTATTGGATATCAAGGTATAGCTCAGGTTTATTGTAGATCTATTAATGATTCTATGGTAGAAGCTGCTAAATCATTTGCTGTAGATGAAGAAGGACAATGTTTTACTAATTTTGATTTATCCAATATAGTAGAAATGTCTTCTCAAGAACTTCATAAAAATAAAGATGCTTCTAAATTCTTGGTTCTTTCATTTAAATTAAATCTTCCCGAAAAAATAGAACCAAATAAAGAATATGATTGTTCTTTTGAAATATATAAAGATTTAGGACAATTTTTAGAAAAAGATACTGATGGTAATTGGTTTGAAGTAAAATCTTTAGCAGGTTATATACCTCAACGTAAAATTTACGTTAAAGACGGTATAGGTAAATTTAAATTTAAGAGTTTAGATTTAGTTCCAGGAGACAAAGTTGATATTCAGCTTTTAGATCAAACAGGATACATCTGCACTCAAGAAACTATTGAGGTTGTAAATGAGTATTCAAATAAAGAATGATCATATAAATGGAACTGATCCATTTAATATTTTAGATTTTAATATTACATCTACAGGTATAGAAGGTATTTTTACTGGTTCTAATTGTGTTCCAGTAAAACAAATTAAAAGTACATATCTTATTCAAGATTGTACTACTATAGATTGCACTACAATTCAATGTAATACAGTTCAATGTACTACAGTTAATTGTACAACTATAAATTGTACAACTATAAATTGCAATACAGTACAATGTAGTGCGCATAATTCTACATTATGTGGTAATAGTGCTCTTTGTAGTTCAGTATGTAGATACGCTACTCAAAAAAATTGTCATTTTACTAATTGTGATTGTAATGATGGTAATTGTAATGATAATGACTAAAAGGAATTTAATAAATGAATAAAAATATTTGTATTTTTTCTTCTATTAAACAAGATAAATTAATTTCTATTTATATAGAATCTTTTAAAATTACTTTTAGAATTTTTGATTTAATTTTTAAATTATCTTCTGGTGAAGAAGCTATTGAATCAAATAAAGGTATCATTTCTAATGAATATATAACAGAAGAAGATTTAAAAAATAATACAGTATCTTCTTTTAATAAAAAATTAAAATATAATGATAAAGATTATTATTGTATTTATGAAAAAGTAACTAATTTTGATCAAACAATTTGGAAACCTTATAAAGAATTTTATTTTATTATAAATTTAACTGATTTTGGTTCTGATGCTGCATTTTTTATCGATAAATTTGCAGAAACATATCGTTCTAAAATGAATCATGATGTTTTTAATAAGAGATTTAAAGCATTTAATGGTATGACTCTTATTAGAATACTTTCTTTACCTAATACAGATTTAACTAATTGTCCTAAAATATTTAATCCAGTATATCCAATGATTTCCAATCAAATTTTTGATTTAAATGTTGAATATACTACTCCTGAAGCATATAAAGAAATTGTTGATATTTGGAAAAATTATTGGATTCCTTCTATTCAATTAACTTGTGATGATACAATTCAGTCTAATCAATATATTACTTTTTCTATTAAAGCCTTTCATAAAGATAATCAAGTATGCTTGGATGAAGTTGAATACTATATTGAACCAATTCAAGGATATGCTCCAAATAAAGAAATAAAAATGGTTAATGGAGAAGGTACTGGTAAAATTTATGCATTAGGATTGAATCCAGGTGATAAACTTAGATTTAAAATTAATAATAAATTTTGGACTAATTTAGCTGAAAAAGTTTTAACAGTTGTTTAAATGAAAAATAGTACAGAAGTCACAAATTTTAATATTATTATTGGTTCTGCTTGTAATTGGAAATGTTCTTATTGTTTACAAAATGATGAAGATCATTTTAATAAAAATAATAATATTGAATACTTCTGTACTAATTTTTTAGAATTTTTAAATAAAAATTATAAAAATAAGTCAATAGAAAGATTTACCATTTGGGGAGGAGAACCTCTTCTTTATTTTAATGATATTAAATATTTAATTAATTCATTAAAAGAAATACCTACTATAAAAAATACAAGAATTACTTCTAATGGTTCTTTATTAACTAAAGATATCATTAAATTTATTAATGATAATAATATTTATTTTAATTTGTCTTATCATAATGGACAACTTACAGAAAATAAATGGAAATTAGCATTACAAATTAAAAATTTACATATAACTTCTTTAGTTCATCATCAAGAATTATCTTGGGATAATTATTTCAATAAATGGCAATATTTATGTAATAAATATGGTAGATATTTAAATTGGTATATTTATCCAATTCTTTATGTAAATGAAATGCCTAAAGAATTTATATTTACTAAAGAAGATATTAATATTTATTTTAATAATTTGAATTCTTATTTAAAAAAATTAGATAATGTATTTTTTTATAATGCATCAAATGCACTTATATTTGAATATAGTAAAAAATATGCAAAAAATACATTAACTAATTATTGTTTTAATAAGTATAAGTATGCTATAGATTTAAAAGGTAATAGATATCTTTGTCATCATGATTTTTCTACAAATACTATTGTAGAAAATATATTTAAGAAAACTATTCCTATAATTCCTATAGAATTTAAAGAATCATTATTAAAATATAAATCTAAACAATGTCAAGAATGTAAAGCATATAAAATATGTTTTGGTGGATGTTTTAGAGCTAAAAATTCTCAATTAGATTGTTATTTTAATAATAAAATGTTTGAATTTCTTAAAGAAGTTCAACAAAATTATATTCAATATTTTAATCATGAGTATTTAAATGAAATTTAAGATTACTTCTATAACAAATGATGGAAAATCTTTAATTTATATTTATAATAATATTACGCAAGATATTTTTATTAATAATAAAAATATTAATTTAAAAGAAGATCCAAGATTAGTTAATTTTACTAATCATATTATATTTTCTAAAAAAGAATTTAAAGTTAGAACTAAAAAAATAAAAGACTTATATATTCAATTAGGTTTTGATTGTAATTATCATTGTAAATATTGTAGTCAAGCTAATGATAGAAAATATAATAAAAAAATAATTCTTATCAAAAATAATATAGATTTAGATTCTTTTTTAAATAGATTAGAAAAATTAAATATTAATCCTCAAAAAATTATATTTTGGGGAGGAGAACCGTTTGTTTATATTAAACAATGGAAAAAATTAATGCCAAGAATTAAAGAAATATTTCCTAATTCTATTTATTATACTGTTACTAATGGATCTCTTCTTAATAAAGATAATATAGATTTTTGTATAAATAATAATATACAAATATCAATGAGTCATGATGGTGAAGGATTTAATGCTAATAGAAATGATAAAAATCCTTTAGATAATAAAGATATTATTAATAATATTAATTATTATTTAGATCATTGTTCAATAAATCCTAAATTAAAATTTGAATTTAGAGTTGTAATTACTCCCGATAATTGTAATATTTTAAATTTAGAAAATTATTTTAAAGAAAAAGTAGGAAGAATTGTTCCTTTTCATTTTGAATGTATTGCTAAATTAGATAGTTATTCTACAAATATAGTAAAACATTTTGATAAGAAAACTATTAATATTTTATTAAATCAAATGTATTCTGTATGTACTACAGAAAATAATAATCATCCTTATAAATCTTTAAGGGATTTAACATCTAATGTTATTGATAGATTAGTTAATAAATTAAATCTTAATGATTTTAGATATTATTGTAGAAATGTTAATTCTAACCATTTAGCTATAGATTTACAAGGTAATCTTTTAGCTTGTCATTCTATGACTGCTTCTTTAGGTAAATATGGTACTATGGAAGATGCTTTTTCTAAAGTACCTTCTAATGAATTAGTTAAAGGATGGGATCAAAGAGAACAATGTAAAAAATGTCCTGTATTAGTTTCTTGTATAGGTGGATGTACAATAGCTAAAGATAATGATCATAAAATAGCTTGTGAAAATCTTAAAATATATCATTTAGGATTATTTATATCTGCTTGGAAGCTTATTTTTAATAATACAATTATTAAAATTGAACCTTATTTGGAATAATTATGAAATTTAAAATTACTTCTAAAAAACAAGACGGAACTATTTTAGTTCATACATACGATAATATTACTCAAGATATTTTTACTGATAAAGGTATTCCTGTTTATCTGGATCAAGATCCAAGATTACAATCTTTTATTAAAAATAAAAGAAAAAATAAAAATTCTAAATATAAAAATAATGAAAATATTGGTATAAGAATTACTTTAGGATTTAATTGTAATTTTCATTGTAAATATTGTTTAGAAAATTATACTTTAAATGAAATTGATAAAAAAATAATTCCTATTAAAAAAGTAGATAGAATTCCTTTAGAAGAAAAAGTTAATAATTTAATTAATAAATTAAAAAATAATATTAAAAATATAAATCATGTAGCTTTTTGGGGTGGAGAGCCAATGGTTTATTTAAAAACTATTAAATTATTGGTTCCTAAATTAAAAGAATTATATCCTGGAATTAAAATTTCTACTATTTCTAATGGTTCTTTAATAACTAAAGAAGTAGCTCAATATTTATTAGATAATAATATAGGATTAACTATATCTCATGATGGTCCTACATTTAGTGATTATAGGGATGATAAAAATCCATTAGAAGATCCTAAAATATTAGAAGGTCTTAAATATTTTAAAGAACAAGCTAAAGAAAAAGGATTAAATTTTAGTTTTAATATTGTAGTTACAGCAAATAATTCTGATTTATCTAAACTTTATCCTTATTTTTCTAAATATTTTGGAGAAGATGTAGATATTGGATTTGAAGGTATAGTTAAATTATCTACTTTTTCTAAAGATATAGTAAAAACTTTTAATTCTGATACTAAAAAAATATTATTAAATAATATTATTGCTTTTGGTTCTACAGCAGATAATAATCATCCTTATCATTCTATAAGAGATTATGTTACAAGATTAATTTCTAAATTAGTTAATAAACAATTAGATGAAAATAGTTGTTTTATTAGAAATAAAAATTATGCAGCAATAGATATGGAAGGCAATTTACTTGTTTGCCATGGTTCTGATAAAACTTATGGAACTCTTGATACTTTAACTACAAGTAAATTTCCTGATGAAAAATTATTATTTTGGAAAGATAGAAAAAAATGTAAAGAATGTCCTATGCTTGTATCCTGCTTAGGAGACTGCATAATTTCTTCAAAAGAAGATAATGAATTATCTTGTGATAATTTTATGTTATGGCATTCTGGATTATTTTTAGCAGCTTGGAAGCTATTATTTGATAGTATTATTACTCGTATAGAACCAATTAAGGAGGAATAAATGATTACTTTACAATCAGGTGAAACAGATAAAATTATAGTTACAGATACTACACCAACTCCTCCAACACCAGTAGATCCAGTTCCAGATCCAGAAGAAATAGTAGGAAATATAAATGTTACTTGGAATGCTATGGATGGTTCTTTTATAGATGGAAAAAGTATTTTTATTAAAAGAAATATGTTAGGTACATCTATAGAAGTTTCTACAGATACAATAATTGCTGATGTAGATAGTTTTAATGTAACTCCTACAACTGTACAAGTTACACAAACAAGTGGTGATACTCTTTCTATACAAATTCCTACAGAAGTTTTAGAAGAAGATATTGAATTAATTGTTACTTTAAGTGCCTATGGTAGATAATTAACAATTTGTAACAATTAATTTTTATAGATACTTTCCCTATAAGTATAAATACTATATTATAAGAGCTGTTAAGGGTTTCTCCTTAACAGCTTTTTCCATTAAATAAAATATAAAGGTTTAATTATGGCAACTTGTGAACACTCTAGTGGTGTAGCTAAAGCTGGCTTAACCACTGGCATTATCGGTACATCTTTAGCAGGATTGTGGGCTTTAGGCGCAGGTAACGGTAACGGATTACTTGGTGGTCTGTTTGGTGGTAACTGCAATAATGGAGTTATGGCTGCTCAAGGTGCTTATCAAGCTGCACTTTCTGCTAAAGATGCCGAAATTGGTCAATTAAAAGCTGAAAGATATGCTGATCATGTAGGTACAGGTGTTTATGCTGCTTTGAACTCTCAGATGAAAGAAGCATATCAAGAGCTTGTTGTTACTCGTGAAAGACTTGCACGTAATGAAACAGAATTCGGTTGCTTACAGCGTGATGTAAGCCGTATTTCTGGTCAAGTTGCTGCTCTGGATGCTGAAGCTGTTAATAATAGAGTTAATAATCAGAAGACTGCTGATGCTCTTGAATGCTTGGCTAAATCTACTAATGATCAGTTTGCTAATGTCTATCGCACTATAGATTCTAAGGTACAGCTCGAAGCTGAACGTAGAGAATGCGGAGATCATAGAATCTTTGAATATGTTAACTGCAATTATGTTAAAGCTCAGAAGAAGATTTCTAAGGATGATATCTGCCCTGAAGTTATGCCTCGTTATAACTCTTGGACAGCTCCTACAAGTGAAGCTCCTGCTACACAGCCTGTAACTGGTTCTATTAAAGTAACTAGATAAGGATTGATCTATGTCTATGATTAGTTTTAACAATACTAAAGCAATTCTGGCTAATTTTATAGATGAAAGAATTATGCCTGCTATTCCTGAAGATAGAAGTTTTATTAGATGGGGATTAGGCGGAGCTTCAGTATTAGTTCTAACTAGAGTAGATGATATGGCTCAAAAATATGCTCCTATTCTTAAAGAATTTGGACTTATGAATGAATCTAATCTGTTAGATACTGAAAAAGTAAAACTATTCATAGACACTGCTTTTCAAAAGCAGTCAGAAGTTAAGATTAATTTAATGGGAATACCTTTTAAATTTGATGCTTCTGATGGACAAGCTTTATTAGAAATCATGGAAAGATATAAGGAGTAGAACCATGTTAGAAAAGAATACTAATGCTTCTTGGCTCCAAGTAGAAATGTCTGAATCCATGACACTTCTTCGTAAGAAACTAGAAGAAATGAATGACATGGATGTAGATGAATTAGATAGTGAAGATATTTGTGATATTAAAAATATATACAAATCGCTCTATTACATCTTAGCAATTCATAAGAGTATAGAAGTAAAATAAAAGTTTAAATATCATTAAACTTCAAAGGGATACTTAGTATCCCTTTTTTATTAAAATCTATTAAAATAGTAATAAACTATTTTAATGGAAAAAATATGATTTGGAGAGATCCTGAATTTTGGAATGATCTATCTCAGATCGCTCCAATATTATTAATTTTATTATCTGCTTTAGCTGGTGGAGCAAGTACTTTTTTCAAAGACAATAAACCATTTAATTTCTTTGAATATCTCTATGAAGTATTTTCCGGCATAGTTGCTGGATATATTACTTATCTTATTCTCCATGCTTTCAAATTAGAATATGGAATTTGTGTTGCTGGTTCAGCAATAGCAGCTTATTTCGGAACCAAAATTCTAATTATTTTTTATCAAATCTTTATTGTAAGACTTAATGAGCTGGTTAAATTTAATAAAGAAGATAGAAAGGGTAACTAATTATGCCAAGTTTAAATATATCATATAAACAGTTTATTAACGGATGTATTAAAGCTACCCTTATGTTAGCTTATATGGCTGTAGGATATTCAATAGGATTTTCTCAAAATTATAATGAGATCCAAAATAATAAAGATAAGATTGCTTGGCTCCAACAAAAAACATTTGATCAGCAAAAAGAAATTGATGCTTTTAAAATTTATGTAGTTAAAGCTGAGAATCTTGAGTATCAAATGAATGATCTTATTAAACGTATAACATCTTTAGAAACTTTAATTAAAAGTAGAAAATAATGAATAATAAAGTAGTATTTTATGATCCTAATTTAGCAGCTCAATTTATAGAACTTTATGAAGGATATAGATCTAATGCATATAAATGTTCTGCTGGAGTTTATACCATTGGTATAGGCCATACTAAAGGAGTTAAACAAGGAGATAAAATAACAAGACAGAAAGCTTATGAGTTATTTTCACAAGATTTAATTAATACACATAATGATTTAATAAATCTTGTTAAAGTACCTATAAATGAAAAACAATTTATAGCTTTAATGTCTTTTGTATATAATTTCGGAATGTCTAAATGTAGAACTTATTCTATATTTGATGATCTTAATAGAGGAGACTTTATTACTGCTGCTAGAAAATTTACAGATTATCGTTCTCCTGGATCTTCTTCTGAAAAAGGATTAACTAAGAGAAGATTAGCAGAACAACGATTATTTGTATCTAATATGAATTTAGATCCATGAACAATATAGTTTTATTTATTATTATTCTAGTATCTACGTTTGCAGGAGGTTATCTTTTTGGTTCTAAAGTAGAAGAATATAACCATGCTATAGATAAAGTTCAAGCAGTAAGTAAAACTCTTAAACAAGAAAGAGCAAAACAAGATGCTAAAGATAAAGAACTTGCTGAAGCAAACAAGCTTATTAGTAATCTTAGGACTCTTAATGAGCGGGTGCAGCGCTCCTCAAATAAACCTTCAAAAGACTTACAATCGTGCGAACGAGAGCGTTTACGACTTCGAGAGCTTACGAAAAGATGCAGTTCAGTTGTTACACGATATATCGAAGGAACTGACAAATTAATTATTGAGAGAAAATAATATGACTACTATTACTAAACCTGGAATTGCTGGTATTCATTTAGCTGATAATCTTTTAGATAAATTTAATTCTATTGATAAAGCTCTTGAATCTGGTTCTTCTACAGATACAACCCAATCTACAAAAATTACAGCTAATGAAGCTAAAATAGCTGAGAATCTTGCAAAGATTCAAACTAATATTACTAATATTGCTTCTAATCTTACTAAGATTGAAGGCAATACTACAGAAATTACAGCTATCAAAGCACAGCTACAAACATTAACTTCTTCTGTTAATGAACTTACTACTACTGTTGGTTCTTTAGCTACTATATATCTTAAGATTTCTGATGCTTCTACTACTTATTTAAGTAAAACAGAAGCAGCTTCTACATATGCATTAGCTACTGCTTTAAGTACATTATCTGCTTCTGTAGATACTATTAATACTTCTATTACAGATCTTACAGCTAGAGTAACTGCTTTAGAAACACCTTCTACTGATCAAGAAGGTTAATTTATAATAATAATTTAAATATAAGTGTAGGTTGTTATGGAAGATACACAGTTACCTATTCAAGAAAACAATCAGAAATTAACTGATTGGAAAAATGAGCCTACTATTATGACTTTAAAAGCAGATTTAGAATCTGCTAAACCAAGTCATGATGCTCAAATGTCTAAAATTCAACATTGGGTAGATTTATTAAATGTTGAAGGTAAATGCAAACCTAAAGTTAGACAGGGACAATCTTCTGTACAACCTAAACTTATAAGAAGACAAGCTGAATGGAGATATTCAGCTTTATCTGAACCATTCTTGAACCAATATAAATTATTTACAGTATCTCCTAAAACATTTGAAGATGAAGAAGCTGCTAAACAGAATGAATTATTATTAAATTGGCAATTTAATACCAAACTTAATAAGATTAAATTAATAGATGATTATATTCGTTCTACAGTTGATGAAGGAACAAGTATTATTAAGCTTGGTTGGAATAGAGTTACTAAACAAGAAACTCAACAAGTACCTGTATTTGAATATTTTCCTATAGAAGATGAAAATTCGTTACAACAACTTCAAGAAGCTATATTATTAAAACAATCTAATAATAGAACTTATGAAGAACAAACAAGTGATGAAATAAAAGCTGCTGTAGATTATTATGAAGAAACAGGTCAGCCTACTACAGCTACTATTATTAACTATGAAGATACTCAAGTAGAACAAGTATTAGAAAATGATCCAGTAGTAGAAATTCTTAATCCTATTAATGTATATATAGATCCTTCTTGTAACGGAGATATAAATAAAGCTTTATTTGTTATTCATAGTTTTGAAACTAATAAAGCAGAATTAAAGAAATATGGTAATAGGTATAAGAATTTAGATAAAGTTAATTGGGAAAATTCTGATCCTATTACTGATACAGATCATGCTACAAATATTCCTGATACTTTCAATTTTAAAGATTTGTCTCGTAAGAAAGTAGTAGCTTATGAATATTGGGGATACTATGATATTCATAAAGATGGTTCTTTGGTTCCGTTTGTAGCTACTTGGATCGGAGATACTTTAATCCGAATGGAATTAAATCCATTCCCTGATGAAAAACTTCCTTTTGTTCTGGTTCAATATTTACCTGTTAAACGGGATTTATATGGTGAACCTGATGCATGCCTATTAGAGGACAATCAACGCATTCTGGGAGCAGTTACTCGTGGCATGATAGATCTATTAGGTAGATCTGCAAATGCTCAACAGGGCTTTGCTAAAGGCATGCTAGATGCATTAAATAGAAAAAGATTTGATGCAGGTGATACTTATGAATTTAATCCTTCTATAAATCCTGCTGGAGGCGGATATATAGAACATAAATATCCTGAAATACCTCAATCTGCTATCTTAATGTCTCAAATGCAGAACCAAGAAGCAGAAGCATTAACTGGTATTAAAGCATTCTCAGGTGGATTAGCTGGAGATGCTTATAACAGTAAAGTAGCTACTGCTATTAGGGGAGTTTTAGATGCTGCTTCTAGAAGAGAGATGTCTATTCTTAGAAGATTAGCTAAAGGAATGGTAGAAATCGGAAATAAAATTATTGCAATGAATGCAGAATTTCTTTCCGAAGAAGAAGTTATTAGAGTTACTAATAGACAATATATCTCTGTTAGAAGAGAAGATTTAAAAGGTAACTTTGATCTTGAAGTAGATATTGCTACTGCTGATGTAGATAATGAAAAAGCTCAGGATATGGGCTTTATGTTACAAACTATAGGCCCAAATATGGGGTCTGATATTACTTTAATGATCTTAGCTGAAATAGCTGATCTTAAACGTATGCCAGCATTAGCTGAGAAATTAAGAACTTATCAGCCTCAGCCTGATCCAATGGAACAACAAGCTAAAGAACTTGAATTAGCTAAATTACAAGCAGAAGTACAGAAATTACAAGCTGAAGTACAAAAGATTCAAGCTGAAGCTGGATTACAAGGTGCTAAAGCACAAATTGAATCTGTTAATGCACAAACATCTGCTTATAAAACTCAGGCTGATATGGATAAAGCAGCAGCAGAAGCTGATCTTAAACGTGCTCAGGCTGATAATGAACGTCTTGCATATGAACTTAATGCTAATGGTATATCTCATTTGCAGGATATGGAAAAGATGCGTGCTCAAGCTCAAGGTAATCAAAATCTTGAGATTACTAAGGCACTGCTTAAATCCCGTAAACCAGATGAAACTAGACCGGATGTTGAAGCTGCTATCGGGTATAACGCTATATCAGAAGATATAGCAAATTACAATCGCCTTTAATTAACTTTAAGGACTAATCATGAGTGAAGTCACTGAACTTGAAAATCAAAAAGATCAGTATAAAGAATTAATTGCTACACGAGATGCAATTAAACGTTTGGAATCTAATCCTGATTTTAAAAAAGTAATTATTGATCAATACTGTATTAAAGAATGTGCTCGTTATATTGGAGTAGCAGGAGATCCTGCTGTTTCTAAAGAAGATAGAGATTTAGCTCTTGAAATGGGTAAAGCAGGACAGCATTTAAAACGTTGGCTCAATGTTTCTATTCGTATGGGTGATCATGCTGAGAATGAATTACCTGAATTAGAAAATGCTATTACTGAAGTACAGTCTCAATCAGGAGAATAATATATGGCAGAAGATAAAAATGTTTTAGGAATGTCTGATGAAGATTTTCTTAAAGAAAATCCTCCTGAAGTAAAAGAAGAAGAATCTACAGAAGATACTTCTAATGAAGAAGATAAAACTAAAGAAGAATCTTCTGAAGAAACTGCACAAGAATCTGAAGAATCAAAAGAAGAAGATAATAAAACTGAGGAAGAAGATCATGATAAAGAAGATGATCAGTCACAATCCACAGAAAATGAAGAAGAAGATAATTCAGATAATACAGAAACACAGAATACAGATACTAAGATTACAGAACCAGAGAAAAAATCAATTAAATCTTCTGGTTCAATAGATAAATCTAAAGAAATTACAGAATCTTCTGGTTCTGTAGATTATGAAGCTTTTTATAAGAAAGTCATGGCTCCATTTAAAGCAAATGGAAAAATGATTACTTTAAGAAGTCCTGAAGAAGCAATTCAACTAATGCAGCAAGGTGCAAACTTTACAAAAAAGATGCAGGCTATTGCACCTCATAGAAAATTGCTTATAATGTTAGAAAATAATGGTCTTTTGGATGAATCTAAGATTAATTATTTAATTGACTTAGATAAAAAGAATCCAGAAGCTATTAAAAAATTAGTTAAAAATGCTGGTATAGATCCTATAGATATAGATACTCAGGCTGAAAATAAATATCAGCCTAGTAATTATAGAGTCTCAGATGATGAAGCAAATTTCATTAACATTCTTGATGATCTTAAACAGAATCAAGAAGGTTTAGAAACACTTCGAGTCATTAATTCATGGGATGCTACTTCTAAAGAAGCTATATTTAAAGATCCCAGTATCATGCAGACTATTCATACTCAACGGGAAAATGGAGTATTCCAAAAGATTTCCGAAGAGATTGAAAGACAGAAAATTTTAGGGAATATTAATGTTAATGTTCCTTTCTTGGTTGCTTACAAACAGGTTGGAGATTTATTAGTAAAGCAAAATCAAGGAAAATTACAGAGACAGCCTTTAGATGTACGAAAAGCAGTACCTAAGAGTCCAGTAACCAATTCCGATAAAGTTAAAGCTGCTGCTCCTACTCGTAGTAACAAGAATAAAGTTGAAAAATTTATAAATCCGTTATCTATGAGTGATGACGATTTCTTAAAACAATTTGAAAATCGTTTATAAGGTAAATTATGTTAAATTACAATGCTCCTGCTGATGGTCAAAAGTCTTCGATTGACGCATCCAGCAATTCCGATCAGCTTAATACTTTCTATTGGCTCAAAAAGTCTTTAATTGATGCACGTAAAGATCAGTACTTTATGCCTCTTGCTTCTGTTGAAAATATGCCGAAGCATTATGGTAAAACAATGAAGTGCTATCACTATCTGCCTTTACTTGATGATCGTAATGTTAATGATCAGGGTATTGATGCATCTGGTGCTACCATTACTAATGGTAACTTGTATGGTTCTTCTCGTGATATTGGAACCATTACATCTAAGCTTCCTGTTCTTACAGAACATGGCGGTAGAGTTAATAGAGTTGGTTTCTCTCGTGTTCTTATTGAAGGTTCTATTCATAAATTCGGTTATTTTTATGAATTTACGAAAGAAGCTATGGATTTTGATACGGATGATCAGCTTAAAGAACATCTCTCTCGTGAATTAATTAATAGTGCTACACAGATTACTGAAGCTGTATTGCAGAAAGATCTTCTTTCTTCTGCTGGTACTGTTCTTTATTGTGGTTCTGCTACATCTAATGCAACTATAGATGCTACATCTACTCTTGATTATGAAACCATAATGAAGCTTGATCTTATTCTTACGGATAATAGAACTCCGATGAAGACTAAGGTTATTACTGGTTCTCGTTTGATTGATACTAAGACAATTCCTGCTTCTCGTGTTGCTTATGTAGGTATTGATTTGGTTCCTGCTCTTAAGAAAATGACTGATTTCTTCGGAAATAAAGCATTTATTGAAGTTCAACACTATGCTGATGCAGGTAATGTATTAAATGGTGAAATTGGTTCTATCGATAATTTCCGTATTGTACGTGTTCCTGAAATGCTTCATTGGGCTGGTGCTGGTGCTACTGCTACAGATACTAAGTATCATTCTACTAAAGGTAAGTATGATATTTACCCGTTCTTTGTGGTCGGTGATGACAGCTTCTCTACTATCGGCTTCCAAACGGATGGTAAGACTGTAAAATTCTCTGTTCTTACTAAGATGCCTGGCCGTGAAACTGCTGATCGTAATGAACCTTATGGTGAAATCGGTTTCAGCTCTATTAAATGGTATTATGGCTTCTTACTTAAACGTCCTGAACGTTTAGGTCTTATTAAGTGTGTTGCTCCCGTTTAATCTATTTAATAAGGTGAATTATGGCTTGTAAAAAGCGTGGTGGCGGTAAGAAGAAATAATCTTCTTTAATATTGGAACCAAGGAATAATATCCTTTGGTTCCAAAATATTTTATATATAAGGATTTTTATGTCAGAAGTAATTAATCAGCCTGAAATTAATGCTCCTTCTACTGTAGTTGCCAATGAATTGGAATTACTTAAAGCAAGAGCAGATAAATTAGGAATTAAATATTCTCCTAATATTGGTATTGAAACTCTTAAAGAAAGAATTAATGCTGTATTGGCTCCTGAAAAAGAACCAGTAGTAGTAAATTCTGAAGATGAAGAACGTAATAGAGTTAGAAATGATGCTTTAAAACTTATTCGTTGTCAGATTGTTAATTTGAATCCAAATAAAAAATCTTGGGAAGGTGAAATTATTACCGTATGGAATAAATATACAGGTACTGTACGTAAATTTGTTCCTTTCGGTGAAAAGACTGTTGAAGGTTATCATATTCCTCAGATTATTTATAATATTCTTAAAGAACGTAAATATATCTCTATTACTACAAAAAAAGATCCAAAAACAGGAGAAGTTACTCCTAAAACTCAATGGGTTCCTGAGTTTTCTTTAACAGTTTTACCTCAATTAACCAAAGAGCAGTTAGCTGAATTAGCTGCTGCACAAAAGGCTTCTGGTTCAATTCCTGTTTCTGATGGTTTTACTGATTAAATTTAATATCATGTAAAATAAGCCTTACATATGTAAGGCTTTTATTTTTTAATACTATGGCAAATACATTTAAAAGTGATGATACAGCTTTAGATTTATTGCAAAGTATCACAGGTAAATTAGATTTTATAGTTCCTAATGTTGATTTTGATGATCCATATTTTCAATTAACACCTGATTTATTAAAACTTCTTCATGATCCAGTAGATAAATTAACTGTAGATACTATTACAGTACGTCAAATAGATGGTTCAGGTATATTTGACGGATTTATGAAGACATTTTCTGTACATCTTATAGATGAATATAAGAATAAGAGACTTACAGGTGCAGAATATGCTAAAGCATATACAGCATTAGCTGGATTAGCTATGCAATGTGCTGTTCAATTTGCATTAGGTAAAGATAAAGCATTCTGGGATGCTATTAATAGTCAAATTGGGGCCATAAATGCTAATGTAAATAATGCTATGGCTAAAGTACAATTAGCTATTGCACAAGCTCAAGCTCATCAAAATAGAGCTAATTATGCATTAACAGTTGAAAAACTTGCTACTGAAGATGCTCAATATGCTTTAGTTAAAGAAAATTATGAAGCTACTAGAGCACAAACATTAGATACTAGATCAGATAATCAGAAAGTTGTTGGTTCTATTGGTAAGCAAAAAGATCTTTATACAAAACAAATTTGGGCTTATGAAAGAGATGCTGAATGTAAAGCAGCTCAAATCTTTAGTAATGCTTGGATTACACAGAAAGGTATTGATGAAGGTTTATTAGCTCCTGCTAATCTTCAAAATGCTGCTGTTAATGATGTTTTATCTGTTATGCGTAGAAATGTAGGACTTCAATAATGGGATTATTTGGCTCCAAAACTAAGATATATGTATCTTCTGTTGTATATAACATGGCAGGAGATGATTATGAGAAGTTTTTACCTTCTACTTTAGTTTCTGGAGCTATTCAAAATGTACCAAACATGGGTACATTTATGATGAATAATCTTTTTTCTGGTTCTGGTATAAGATTAAGAAGATTTTATACTTGGGCATTAAGATCAGGATATACAAATCATATTGGATTAGGTACTTCTACTTTTTATCCTGATATTCCTATTAGAAAAGAAGATTTATATCCTATATTAGCGTCTTTAGTTAATCTACAAGAGAACCAAACATTAGATATATTAGAAGCTTCTATTGATTGGTATGATATTACTTATATAGCTGATATGTGGGTCTATAACAATAGACCTGATATGATTAATGATCTATATTCAGTAGAAGAATTTATTACTATTACTGGTTCTCATAGAGAAAAAAGAAAAGGAGAAGACGGATATTATTGGGTAACTGTATTAGATAAAAGATCAGATATAAAAATAACTTTTTCTTCTGGTTCTAGTGCAATTATTACAAGTACTCAATATCCTAAAGATAAAAGATATTTAATTCTCTCTTATAAAGTAGATACTTATCAAAAAGATCCAACAACAGGAATAAATAATATTATTGCTACTAAGCAATATTATGAATATTATGCCGAAGGCACAGGTAAACCTTATTATGATTCTTTCTTTAAGAAAGTTAATCCCATAGAAAAAGCATATTTTCCTTATATACCTTTAAGACAAGATAAACAATTTTATTCAGATAGTTTTCATCCTGATACTTATAATTGGATTAGAAAAGCATATAAAAAAGTATCAGGAGCACAAAATAATAGTAATTTTAATAAGTTAATTAAAAATCTTAAAGATAATAAAGAATTAAATGATATTCAATATGCATATATTCAATTTGGTTCTTCAATTAATTCTAAAAATATGGAGAATAAAAAATATATCTATGAATATTTTTATAATCTTTATTTAAATGAAAACTTATCTAATAATTCTACTGGTTATTCTAATTCATCTTTAGTATCAATAGTTAAATCTTCAAGAAATAAAACTATAGAAATTAAATCTGATTATGGTATTGCTTCTTACAATACTAGAATTAATTATAAAATATCAGATTTTAAAATTAAAAATGGAAAAATCTTTCCAGGAGCCAAAAAGAATAAATATTCTATAGAACGTGCTAGAGAATCTTATGAATCAGAAGAATGGGTAGAAGATGGTGGAGATAGTGGTACAGGTCATTGGGTTACTGTAACTAACTATGAAAATATTGTTTATATGCGTAAACAAATCTCTGATAATAGATATGAAGAGATTAGATTTACTAAATTAACATATGACAATATTATTTATTCAGGTAAAGCAGTATCTTATGATGCATATAATGAATTAGGTGAAGAAGATGAGTCTGGATTTATTATTCCTCTTGAATATAATTCATTTAAAGAAATAGGACTAATAAATTCAACAGATTTTGCTACTCATTGTAATTACATTGTATTTAATGCATATGTAAAGAAAAAAGTACGCTGGTATCAAAGAGGAATATTTAAAGTATTTGTAGCTATTGTTGCTATAGCTTTATCTTGGAATGGATTAGGTGAATTAATAGCAGGTATGTATTATTCTGCTATGTTTACAGCAGGAATGATTACATCCGCAGCAGGAGCAGCAGCAGCCACAACAATAGCTTATTCTTTAGCAGCTATTACAGTAGCTTTAGGAGGCATGATGTTTAATAAATTCGTTATGCCAATAATATTTAAAGCATTTACAGCAATATTTGGAGAAGTAGCAGGTAAGATTTTAGCTACTGTTGCTGTATTAGTTGCTTCCTATATGATAGGAAAAGGAGATATAGATCTTAATGGCTGTTGGGGAGAACTATGCAGTTGTGCAAATATTTTAAAATTAGGTATATCTGCTTTAAATAGTTATTCTGATTATATAAATTCTTCTGCTCAAAAATGGATGAATGCTGGTACTAAATTAATGAATGAATATTCAAGTACTATGCAGGATATTTCTGATAGAACCAAAGAATTAATGGGAAAGAATAGTCTTATAGGCATGAGTTATGTAAATGCTCTCTATAAGGATTTTATGGGATTCTCAGGAGAATCTCCAGATTCATTCTTAAATAGAACATCTACTATTATTTCTACAGATATGTCTTTAGATTTAATACATAACTATCCTACATATACTCTAGCTTTACCATTAACAGGTGTAAGTAGATAATTTATAATTAAATTTATTAATATAAGAAGCAATAACCTATTATTTGGATTGCTTCAATTCTCTAAATAAAAGGTTATATATGGCTGAATTAGGATATATTGACGAATCCACTGGTGAAATAATTCCCGTTAAAGCTTTAGCAAATTTAGCTGGTACTAATACAGGTATGGGTTCTGACTTCTCTGCTTTTAATCAATTAGCAAATAATAATCCTCTTGGTTCTTCTACTGGTTCATGGTGGGATGGATTTAGCGGAGGATTAAAAAATACATTTCTTAATTCTGATGGTTCTTGGAATCTTCAGAATATAGGAGCTGGTATTCAAGGTCTTGGTTCTTTAGCTAGTGCTTTTGGTAATTTATATATGGGAAATAAAGCACTTAAATTTGCTAAAGATCAATTCAATTTTCAAAAAGATTTAGCTAATACTAATTTAAATAATTCTATTAGATCTTATAACACTAAATTAGGAGATATAGCCAATACTCGTAGTGTTATGGAAACTGGTTCTACTGGTAAGTATGATAATTGGTATAACGATAATAAACTTACTCGTTAATAGGAGAATGTAATGGCTTCTTCGTTTTTTCAATTAGGATATCATCCTACTAATTCTCCTGCTTTAGATGTAAGTGGAAATCTTGGAATATCTCTTCAAGGATTTAATGCTTTAGGAAGAGATTTAGGAAAATTTGGAACTACTTTAGCTAAAACAGATCAAGATAATGCTGATCGTATATTAGCTGAACGAATGAATCAGTATAAAACTGAAGCTGATTTAATGAATGCTATTCAGAGTGGAAAACTTTATGATGGTATTTCAGGAAGAGTTTCTGCTGCTGTATCTCAACAAGCATTACAAGATAGATTTAAAATGCTTGAAAAAGATGAAGAAAGAAGAAAATATGAGAATAATCTTCAATTTGATAAATTAGGTGATTATAGATCTAAAATTTATGCTGCTGCTCAAATGGGTAATGCTGCTTTAGCAGGTAAATTACTTCAAGAAGCTGCTATTAAAGAAGGAGCTACTGGTTCTGTTGTAGATATGCTTAAAGAAGATGCTAATCCTTCTAGACAAGCTTTAACAGCAGCAGGACATTTAGGATTAGAACGTCAAAAATATGGAGATCTAAGAAGAGATTTAGAACAATCTGCAATGTTAAGACAAGTCTATAGAGATTTTGCTAAAGATGCTAATACTCCTCAAAAACAACAAGAAGCTTGGGATCAAACAAGAAAATTTGCAAAAGATAATGGTTTTAGTTATATAGCTATAAATGATACTAATGATTATGTAGGAAATTTAGTAAAGAGTCCTGGATATTTTGGTCTTAACAGAATTACAGAAGGAAATATTAATACTTCTTCTGATTTTATTCCAGGAATAATAAAAACAGATAAAGGTAATCTTCTTGTTAAAGATATTATTCAAGCAATAAAGAATGAAGCTTCTTCTCAAAGACAAGCTATTAATACTATAGCTAATGGTCTTGATGTTGAAAAATATCAAAATACCTTAAATAAATATGATCAACCTAATATTGCACCAATGGATGCAGTATCTTCTTATGTTGATTCTTTAGGAATCAAAGATATTAATTCTAAATCTAAATTAACTAATTGGATTGCTAATACTGCTCAAGAAAATGGATTAACTATTCCTCAAACTATTGCATTATTAAGTAATAATAGTGAATTTAGTACTGGAATTAATAAATGGTTGCCTAATACAGATCCAAGTTTTTCATTAAATCAAAAACAAATTAATTTTCTTAAAGAAATTAATAAAGATCAAAAAAGAAGTAAAAGTTTAATAGCTGTTAATAGAAATTTAAATAAACTTAGAGAAATAGAAAATTTAGCTACTAATGCAGAAACTCAAAAAAACTTATTAGATCAACAAGTAGCAGAAGCACAAAGATTATATGATTTAAATCCTACCGAAGCTAATAAATTAAATTTAATATATAAAATACAATTAGCTAATCAATTAGGAAATCAATTAAAAACATATAATAAAGATTACAATGAAATATTAAATGATGAAAATTTAAAAAAAGATATAGATTCTTTACGTGGATCTTTTAATAAAAGTGTTGGCAATTTAACTGTTGAACAACAAAGATTAAGACAAAAACAGCAAGAAGCATTAAATCAAGCTATAAGTTATTAATAAATGGAATTTTTATGGATACTACTCAGCCTTTAAATAAAGAATTATTAGAAAGAGATGTAGCTAATACTGATTATTATTCTTCTTTAGCTGGTTTAGATAATCCTGTTAAAGATAAAGAAGCAGCAATTAGATCTAATCTTGAAAATGATTTTTATAACCTTACTTATAATCAATTGATTAATAAGTATGGTGTAGATGCTACTAATGCTATTTACCAAAATTTTGGTAATGCAGGTGCTCAATATATTGGAGATAAAACTGCTGAAAGAACTTGGGGACAAACTGCATTAGATACAGTTAATAGTGCTCTTGGTTCTGCTATTACAGGAGTTGCTTCAGTTGCTGCTTTACCTTCTTTTATTGATCCAGATTTAGCTAATAAAGTTTATGGCGGTATTAATCAATTTGAAGAGGAAGTATTTAATAAAAATCTATCTGATCCTCTTCAAAAAGAATTAAGAAGATTAAATACTATTCAAGCTCGTAATGAAAAATATAATAGATTACAGCAAGAAAAAGAAGAAGCAGCTTCAGAAGAATTATATAAAAATGAAGTACAAACTAAAGGTAAAACTTTAGCTGATTTATCTAAAATTGGTAGAAATACTGGTATTTGGGCTAAACGTATTAAAGAAGATGCTTTAGATACTACAGCAGTAACCATGACTTCTCCTATGAAGTTAGGACATCTTGGTTCTGGTGCTGTTGGTTCTATTGGAGCTTCTTTAGGTACATCTGCTATTGTTAATAGTGGATTAAAAGCTTTAGGTAAAACACTTGGTAAAGCTTCATTAAATACTTCTGATAAAGCTTTATTAGGTGAAGTATCTTCATTAAATAAAGAAGTTAATGCTGCAACTAAAGCAGGATTAACTAGACAACAAATTCTTGATAATGTTCTTTCTGAAGAAACAGGAAAAACTATTCCTAAAGTATTTACTCCTAGTGGACTTAATACTCCTATTCCTTCTACATTAAAAAATAAAGGATTAACATCAGGAGTAGTAGGAGAATATAAAGAAAAAGCTCTTAAATATTCTCAAGAAGCTATAGATTTAGCTAAAAAATCCGGATTTAATACAGATGTTGCTGAAAAGCTTCTTGCTGATAAAAGATTACCTCTTAGAGTACAAAATACTGTTGGTAATGTATTAGGAGATAAATTAGCTAAAAAAATTATTCCTACTTCTTTAGAAGATTTTGGTAATAAATATTCTTGGATGATTACTTCTGGTGCTATGGAAGGTACTGGATCAGCATCTAAAGTAATGAATGAAATTCAGAATATTTCTCATGAAGATTTATTAGAAAATTCTGTTCCTTATAGAAATTATTATAAAGAATTAATTTCTCAAGGAATGAGAGAAGATTTAGCTAAAGAAAAAGCTAAAAATAAAATAGCTTATGATGCTGCATTACCTGTTTTATTTGAAGTAGGAGCATTAGCTACATTTGCTGGTGCATTTTCTAAAGGATTAGAAAAAATTCCATCAGGAATAACTAAAGCAGAGTTTGCTAAAAATATTCTTGGTGAAATGACTGAAGAAGGTATTACTGGATTTCAGACAATACCTCAAAATATAGCTATTAAAAAGTATGCTGATCCAAGTAAAGATATATTAGAAGGCGTTGGTTCTAATATTTCTGAAAACGTTATAGGAGCTGTTCCTGGAGCTGGTGTTACTCAAGTACCTGGAGTAACTAAAGGAGCTGTTAAATCTACAATTAAAGGTATTTCTACAGCTAAAAATAAAGTTATAGAAGCCTATAAATCTTCTGCTATACCTGAAAAAATAAAATCTAAATTAAATAATACAGAAGCTAATCAAGAATTAAGAGTTACATCTAAAACTTTATTTAATAACTTAAGTAATAAAGAAACTGTAGATACTCTTAATAATAATTTTAAAGAAGCTATTGTAAATAATGAAGTTTTAGGTTCTTTATCTAAAGATTCTAAAGAATTATCTAAAGCAATAGAATCTCTTACTATTCCTGAAGAAGATGTTAAATCTGAAGGATATAGTTCTAATAATGCTATTGTTGAATATCAAAATGCTGTTTCTGAATTAGCATCTTTATTAAAAGATGATCCAGAGGGTGAACATAATAAAACTAAATCTGCTGCATTAAAAGTTATTGATCTTCATAATAGATTAGAAAATTTTGATAATTTAGATCAAATTAATAAAGCTATATCTAAATTACCAGATGATGATCCAAATAAAGAAAAATTACTTAAGGCATCTGAAGCTATTCATACTTTAATGAATAATGATGCTTTACAAAGTGTTTATCAATATTCTGATTCTGTATTAACTAATATTACTGGTTCTTTACAAGAAAACTTTGATGTTTTATCTAAAAAGAAAGATGTAGATCAGAATACATTAAATAATTTAAAATCTTCTTTAGATACATTATTAAAATATAAACCTTATAATTTATCTGAAAAAACAGTTAATACTATTCTTCAAAATCAAGATAAATTAGGTTTAACTGCTAAACAAAAAGAAGATCTTAATAAATTAAATACATTACAAGGTATTAAGAATACTCTTAATACTTCTTTATCAGATAATACATTATCTTCTATAGATATTGAAACATCTAGATCTAAGAATTGGCAGACTAATAAACAAGAATTTATTCCTACTATTCTTAATAACTTAGCTAATAAGAATATTACACAAGCTAAGAACCAAATGAAGAAATTAGGTGCCTGGATTAATTCTGGTTTAAATAAATTAGATGCTATTAATAATACTTCAGATAAATCTGATATTAAATTTAGATCTTATGATCCAATAAATAATAAATTTATTGATGTTACTAATAAAGGATTTAATAAATCTGATTCTAAAGATCAGAATAGAATTAATTCTATTGGTTCTTTAGTAGCAGATGCTGCTTTAGCTTATAACACATTAGCTTCTTTATATCCTGAATTAGGAGTATCTTCTATTGATATTTCTAATATTAATGGTGTCTTATTTGATAAGAATATTTATCAAAAATATCAGAAATCTTTAGGTAATATTAATATTAAGATCCAAGAAAGTAATAAACCTAAAGAAGTTCATATAGATTTTGCTAAAAAGATTAAAAGAAAAGTTAAACCTAAAAATATTATTAAAAAAGAAGAAGATAATGATTCTGATGAAACATCTGGTCAATATGAGGTAGATGATTCAGAAGAAGAATTAAGAAAACAAACCAAAGAAGATAGATTAATTACTTTTGATAGTAATAATAATTATGTTTTAACTAAACCTGAATCTTCTTATACAGAAGATGAAAAAAGAGTAGTTAATATTAAAATTAGAGCTAATCAAAAACTTGGATTAGATGAATTAAATCCATTTACTAAAAAATTATTTAATAAAGTATTTAAAAAGAGAGTTAAAGGTAATGCATTAGGTTTAGATAATGTATTTAAAGGTATATTTCAAATATTATCTAATAAAAGTTTATATAAAACTATATCAATAGCTAATGGACATACTAATTTTTTACATAGATCTGATTACTCTAAACAAGATTTTAATACTTATGCAGAAGAATTAAGTAAATTTTATTCAATTGTTAGAAGTCGTGTTAATAAAGCAATAGAATTACGTTTATTAGACTTTATTGATGATAAAGATTTTACTGATCAATATAGTAATAAAATTACTAAAGAAGATATTAAAGAACATCATAAAGGTTTAAATATTAAAGTAAATGATATTAGAAATTATTTAAACAAAAAAGGGGTTGAATACCCTGTTATGAATTCTTTATATAATATTCTTCAAGATCCAGAAAATGCTACAGATAAAGATTTAGAAAATATTCTATCTGACAATAGAACAAGAATATTTGCTTTGGTTCAAAAAACTGATGATGGATTTCTTGTTATTAATCCTCATATTTTAGATACAGCTATAGTATCTGCATTTGAATATCTTATTAGAGATCCATTTAAAAATATGATTTCTGATGAAGATATGGAAGAAAAATATGATGGAGTATCTTATAGTGATCGTTTTTTACTTTTAAATTCTAAATTTCAAAGACAAATTCTTGATGATATTTCAAGAGATGTTATGGATAATTTAGGATTATCTAAAACATTAAATGCAAAAGATTCTGAATCTACTTTATTAATTGATTCTGTAGTTTCTGAGGTATTTGGTGCATTAATTAATGATACATATTTTTATACAGATCCAGAAACTGGAGCAAAACATTCCTATAAAAAATGGGAATATAGTGGATTAAATCCTGAATATAAGATATTTGAAAGAGAAGAAATACCTATATATGGTATTGATAATAAAAATTTTGATTTTAAACGTAAAGTTATAAAAAAAATAGAAGTTATTACTTTTAATCATGAAAATTCTATTTTTAAAAATATAAAAGATAATAAAAAAGGATTTAAAACATTAAATTATGCAATTTCAAATATTCTTTCTGAAACAAGAAAGGATAATGAATTTTATATGAATGATCCAATACCTGTTGATAAAACACAGCTTCATAATAATACTCCTACAACAAATAATGAAAAGAAAGTTATTCAAGGAGCCAATGAAGTTAAATACTATAAAGATGCATTTAAAGAAAATTTATTATTAAATCTTGGTATAGATAGTATTATTGGTCTTTTTAGTACAAAAGTTTCAACAGATAAATTTAATGGATTAGCACAAGGTAACTTTAATAGAGAAGATTTAACTTCTATTCTTGGATATAATGAACAGTTAGATAGAGAATTAGAAACTATTAAGTATGAAAAAGAAGTATTTAATAGTATTGCTAAAGAATCAGGTTTAACTTATGAAGAAATTTATCGTAAATACAATCATGGTATAACTGCTGTAGGTCGTTTACAGCAGAAAGGATCTTCTACACCTCAAGGTAGTAAGATTCTTCGTATGATTAATAAACCTACTAAAGCTAAAATTGATTTAAATAATCCTCAATATAGAAAATATCTTGATTTAGCTATAGCACAAGGTATTGGATTTAAGATTCATAATAAATCTTATCAAGAAACTCAAGAGTTTTTAGATAAGATTAGAAATGCTAAAGAATATAAAGAACTTTCTGAGCTTTTATATGAATATCAAACAAAAGCTCCATCTGATGAAATTAAATCTAATAATCAAAGAAATAAAGATAATAGATTAATAACTTTATATTCTAATTTAATGAATTCTATAGGAGAAGCTAAAACTCCTACAGGATTTGATGCAATAGCTGAATTAGTTCGTTTGGATCATGCTTTAGCAGAAAATAATCAAGAAAATCTAAAGAATTATTTAACTTATGCTTATATAGAAGCTGATGGTATTACTAATGGATTCATTATGAGTTTAGTAATGAATACAATAGGTAACTTTACTCCTGAATGGGAAGATTTAATTGCTAAAGGTGGTATAGCTTTCCAAGGAGAAGCTTTATCTAAGCATGAAGTAATGGAAAGAATCCAAAGTTCAAAAGATGACGTATATACTTCTGTAGCTAAAGAAGCAAAAAATAATATTCTTAAAATGATTAAGAATGTTAATAATGCTAATTCAATTACTAGTGGAAGTCTGCAAACATTTAATAGAATTACAGGTTATACAATTAATTTATTAGATATTTTAAATTTTGGTGTTGGTTTTGAAGAAGAAACAGATTCTGAAGGTAATACTGTAGTTACTGGTAAAAAAATATCTATTTCTCGTGCTGCTGTTAAAGATGTAGTAACACAATCTTTGTATTTTGCTCAAAAGAAAACTACAGCAAAAAATATAGTAAAACTTCTTGAAAAAGAATTATATTCTTGGATTTCTTCTGCTATACAAAGATTACCTGCACCAACAGATCCAAAAGAAGGACGTAGATATACTATAGAAGAATTAGCAGAAGCATTTTATCCTACTGATGATATAACTCCTGAAGAAAGTTTAAAAAGATTTAATCTTTTATGTGATATGTTAAATACTTTATTTAACTATACATTTTATATTAATAAAGATTACAAAGTAACAGCATATAAAAATAAAATTAATTTTAATTTTTATGAAGCCATAAATCATTCTGATGTTATAGCTGATTTTTCTATAAAGAAAACTCCTCTTGAAGAGAATCTTATAAATAACGTAGCTAATGTTTATACACAGAATGTATTAAATGCTACTCGTAAAGCATATAGTCAAGAAACTATGGATTCTTTATATTCTGTAGTACATGCTGCATCTATGATGACAGGAATGTATAGAGGAGCTTTAATTAGAGATTATTCTTCTAAATTTACTGAAGTTGGTTCTAAAGGTTTATCTACAAAAGATATAGATGAAATTACAAATAAGAACCAAAAGTTCAGAGCTAAAGTTTCTAATGGTAAAAAGAACTTTACATTAGAAAAAACAGATTATCAGGATAGTAATTCTTTAAGATCTCCTGCATACGCTTCTAATATATTTGGAGAATATACTTTAAGAAATAAGATCTTTCTTCCTAAAGATGGTGGTGTTAAACCTATTCCTCAATTAAATATGGGATTAGGTGATGCTACTATGGTTGATCAAGTTATGCAGCAATTCCAAGATGTATTACCGATTTTTGACGGTATTCA